CATTCGTTATTACCATGTCAGAGTCGCTCACGATCTTTCTCCATATTATTTGCCAGCCTCACCCTATGATGTGGAGCCAGCCGCGCGGCGAACGCGGGCTTCTAGGAAAGGCTCCATCCTCTAAGGCTATCTGGCTCAAGGTCGCCACCCCTTGCTGTCTGGTTAAATATACATGATCGGGCAACCGATGTTTAGTCTATGTTGCAAAGTCACCTCAAACTATTCACGCGCTGCGGAAGATTCCTTGAGCAGCTTGGCTATGTTGTAGCCTCCAATCACTAGAACTTCATCAAATCGGAGTCCTCCAAGGCATTCACCAACCTTAAACACGCTGACATCATCGAGACCGCGCATCAAGTGCCAAAATTTACTCTTTGCAAATTCGGTTCCCACAACAATACATGTCTTCTTTGCGGGTTTCATTTCAAATCCTCTAATAGCTTGAACAGCATTCCAGCTTCGTGCGTATCCAACAGATCGTCAGCATATGGAGACTTTCGAACAACATTCATAAAATCGCGGATCGGATCTCGCACAATTTCGCGAAACTCACGCACCGCATCGGTGGCACCCTCTAAAATCTCTCGCTGCATTGATCTACAATACCGATTAGCTGCCTCGGTTTCCTGCTCCATGAAAAGAACAGGGCGCATCGCCTTGGCTATTCGCAGTCTGATTTCATTCATATAACTCTTTCCTTTACATGCCACGTCGCAACGCCACATTGTTTGCGTCCGTATTTTTTTCCGCAGTCGGAGCATATCCAGTCGGGATAGGGTTTCATTTTTCGCCCTGCATCGTCGCCAAGATATTTACGCGCGCCCCTTCCGCCATCGGCAGACGAAGTGACGGATCATATTCGCGCGCCACAGATGCGGTGGGCTTTTGGATTGCGCCTGAAATTGCGTCAGAAATCATCTTGCGTGAATCAAGGATCGCGTCGAGAGTGTGCGGATATTCTTTCAGATAATTCTCCGCCGCTTTTTCATTAACGCTACGGATACCGTGCTCACAATCTTCCATCGCGCACATTTGCAGTTTACCTAGAACTTCGGTGATCAACCCCCATAGCCCCTCAATCTCTGCCTGTCGGTCCATCGCGGTTTTAATGGTTGCCGCGAGTGTTTCCTCAAGGAATTTGATCTTCTCCCATTGCTTAGTCATTTTTCCCTCCCGATGCGGCTTGCTTCGCAATTTTCTGAATATCAGCGAGAGCCTCATCAAACGAGATGCCGCGCCGATCAGCGATGGATTGAATATCTATTGGGCGTAAGACTAGCTTTGTCAGGCGCTTCTTGAAAGGTGTATCGCCCATGATCTTTTTGAGCTCAAGTATCTCGGCTTCCAAAGTTTGCTCGTTCAGGTCAGTCATATAATTCCCCTTCAAGTTTCGAAGCAAACACGGCGACCGCCGGTCCCCACAAAACATTAGCAGCAATCAATTCATCGGCAAGAACATTAAGGTCGATGTCATCATCGCCGTCAATCCACTGCTCAAACCTTGCGATCCAATCGCCGTGCCTCGGATCTCTTTTGCCTATATTCTTCGACACCTCTTTGACAGATGGCATCATCGCGGCAGCCCTCTCACGAAGGCGCTTTACGTTATCGTTGTCGATCAGGGGTTGAACGCCCCATTTCCCGTTCCATCCAACGGCTTGATTGTCGTTCATTTGCTCTTCTCCTCATCGGCATCAGCCACAAAGCTAAAGCCAAGTTCGCTATTCTCTGGTACCACGTAGGTAGTTTTTGATGGGTCAATCTTAAACGTGTGCAATTCTTTAGCGCCGGATGGCGTCAGCCTATAGACAATCACCTTCATAACTTACTCCCCGGAAAATTGTTGTTTTCGTCGGAAAGAAAAAGGATTGCAGCCGCCCCGATAAGCGCAACGCAAATGATGATCACTTCACTCATCCCTGCCTCCCTTTCAAACGCCAGAGTTGAGGAGCCGCTTCCTTGAGGCGTCTTGCTGCCTTTACTGGATCGACTTTGCTCCATATGCCCAGATTTAATTCAAGTTCAGGAACCCTCTCCTTAATGAACACCTCTCTAGGCAGTTCCCATATTCGCCCCCAACTGTCCCGGTATAAAACTGACATGGTCGCCGGATCAATTTTGACATAAGGGGCGATTGATGGCCGCTCAGGCATTGCTGTCTCCCTTCAACCGTAGGCCTCCGAGATTGAATAAAGCTTCACTCATTTTCGTTCCCTTTCTTTTTGCCAGCCGTCTTTAAGGTGGCCATAATCTCTTGGCTCAGTGACCAGAGTGTGCGCCCCGCAAACGCAACATTCATCTACATGCCACGTCGCAACGCCACATTCTTTGCGTCCGTATTTTTTTCCGCAGTCGGAGCATATCCAGTCGGGATAGGGTTTCATTCCAAGTGCTTCCCTGTAATGCTGTCTTTGAACTCGCTGAGCGTCGTTGACTCTTGCGGGCCAGCGTCGATCACTTCCTTAACGCCAGCGTCGAATGCGCTTTGGTGGGTCTCCCCCAATGCTGCGCGGGCCGCTTCAATCATCTGTGGCACGACATTCGGATTGCCACCAACTTGAACCACGAAGCGGCTATCATTCAGGAACCAGCCCAACGCCTCACGCAACCGCTCAATCTCCGCCGCTTGGGCTTCGATGCGGTCGGCGGCATCGTCTATGTAGTTTGGCAACTTTCCAACAATACTGGATCGCAGCCGATCTACCAGCGCCTTGTCGTCGTCAGTCATCTGCGGATTTCCTTGTTGTTCTTTTTGTCCCAAACTGCTTTTAGGGTTGGCATTACAAATTCTTGATCTTCGGGATCGACATCAAATGGATCGACGTAATTCCAGACGATTTCCCGCAGACGCTCAATCTCTGCCTGCCGATCCATCGCCGTTTTGAGGTGCGTTGCCGCAGCTTCGGCGGTTGCCGCGAGTGATGCCTCAAGGACCTTGATCCTCTCCCATTGCTTAGTCATACTTATCTCCCATGATACTGCCACATAACACCATTGCAATATGCGTGAACAGCCCCTTCTGTTAGGCCAGTCTTATGGCAATGCTGCAAATGAATAGGGTGGTCAAGAAAGCCGCCCGGAAAAAGCTGTAAGTCGATCTTTTTCTCCTGAACCTCCGCAGAGGGCGCGTCCGTCAAAGGATGATGACAGAAATAGCACAACCCGTTTTGCTCATTAACGTATTGCTCTCTAACCTTGCGCCGTTCGGACCAATGAAGGTTGTCGTAATTCACCGGCAGATTGTATTTTTCCACCATTATGACTCCCCCACAAGCGGCTTGTTGTTGTCAGTCATCTGGGAACCCTTTAATTGCGCCCACAACAACAAACACGCCCGCGATCGCCACCGCCCAAACGAGCACGGCCACCCCGGCCAATACAACGGCTATAATTGTGTCAGTCATCTAAAAATTCCCTTTCATATTCATAATGGCCAGTGCGCGATTTCGTAGAACCGCTTTAACCGTTCGACGTTCACTTGCGGTCATCTCCCCGCAGGCCAAGAGCATAGCGGGTGAGTCATCCGCCCAAGCAATAACCGGCTCCGCCGCCATCGCCAAGAGGTGCGGCCATACGGCACTAAGGGCAGCGTGGGCAGGGGCTTTATACTCCTCCCATCGTATGACTTTGGGAAAAATCTCGTCATCCGATACCCCGCCACACATTGTTTGCGTAGCAGCAGCGTTGCGGTCAAACTCCTCCCAAGTTTCGTCGGGGCTTTTCCCGTCCGCGATACAAAGAGCGCGGGCAACGACTTCGATCAGGTCGTCGCTAGTCATCACTTCGCATCCCGTGATTTTCTGACAGGCTTCTTTCCAAAAAATCGATATGCCAACTCCTCCCACAAAGTGAGGTAGCGAGCACCGTTTGACCCTGTTAATAGGTATCCATCGCACTTCTTTGTGACCTGCAAAGGTGCTTCGCCTTTAATATCAAGCATCACTTCGCCTCCCGTGATTTAAGAGCAGCGTAGGCGGCTTTAACAGACGTGTCGTCGTCATCACGCCCGGCGCGAACGTCCTTAGCAGCCATGGGGCAGCCTTTATCCTCCCAACACTTAGCCGCGACCTCACGCGCCTCAATCAGCAACGGGTCTACAGGCTTCGGTAATAGGGCTTCAAGATTCTTTCTAACATCTGCTAAAGCTTTGTTGTAGAGGCTGCTTGAATAAGGAATGCCGGCTTTGAGCAAAACCTTCGGCAGCGCAGCAATGCACTCTCTGATCGTGGCTTCGCGGACTGACTGGTCGTTCTTCATGCCGCACCCCCAACTTCTACAATCGTGGGTGTGTAGTCCACGCGTGCGATGACGCGGGAGATGCGAATGTCGCGGAAACCCGGAAGTGCCGCAAGCTTGACCGTCCATTTTTCGGCGCTCGAATAATCTGAACACGCATCCACAAAACGCACGTCTTTATCTATGTCGTTATATGTCACCAGATACTCCGTCTCAGGCTTGGTTTCGTTCGTCATTGCATGTTTCCTTCTGGCCAAATAACCTCGCCATCAATCCGCTCTATGCGAAGCGTGCCGGGGTTCAGTTCTGCGTGTTCTGCCGCCTCAATCCGAGCGTCCTTGAGGCCCGAGAGGGTGATCGGGTAGAACGTGTCTTCCCGAAAAAATATTACGGTTTCTCCCATTATTTTGCTGTCCTTTCTGAGTGTTTCTTGAGGCAATCTGGGCATGTCTCCCAATCTAAATCCCCGTGTTCGCCGCCGCCTTTTTCGCGTCACCGCACTTGTCGATCGCGGTCACGGCGGGTGTGTCTGTGTTCAAGGCTACGGCAAGGGTGCAGACGCCCCAGCCAAAGCCATCGATCACACCTTTTCTGTGTCCTTCTCGATAGGCGAGGCCAGCTGCGACCACCGCCATCGCAAAGGCAAGCATCAGAGAGAAAATGGCGGACGTTTTCTTAGGGGCGGTCATGATGATGCCACTTCCGGGAACTGACGCACCTGCAATCCTAGCGGGAACGCTTCAATGGCGTGGATGGCCTTTGAGCCGCCGCTGGAGAGTTGTTTGACGAAAACAGCGGTGCCTGTTTCGCGGCATTGATCGACAATGCTTTGCGCCCATTGATTCGCCATCGGGCGCGCGCCGGGGCCGCTTTCGGCTCCCACGATTACCCAATTGATAGGCTGCTGATCTGGCATGGAACCATCATCACAACAGCCTGTAAGGCTATTCACACAAAATCCCGGGTAATATTGAATTTCCCTCAAATCCAACGGCCCCAGCAATGGCTCGGCGCTGATGAAGCGGATGGCGGCGGGTGTCTCTAATAGGTTTTGAATGCGCTCGTCTGCACGTTCTTGATCCTCGACGCTGACGCCAAGCCATACCGCAGCCAGCGGCCACTGGAACGGCAGATCGATCACCCACTGTTTTCCAGTAATGATGTTCCGAATTTGAGTGTCGGAAACTGGGAAGTCTTTAGCGATGGAATAAGCGGCCTCACCCTTCGATGCACGGTCGCGGATCGCCGCTACCTGATCTCCAGAAAGCTTCGAATATCGGCGGAAACTCCCATGTCGCTTGCTGTCCTGCCAGTTGTCGGACTGATCACCCCATGCGAGGTTCGCGATGGCATTGTTGCCAGCGTTCCCGTCAAGGTGCCGCCCTTGACAATCGACGGTCGGCGGCGGACCGTCGAAGGCATTGAGCACGATGCGATGGACTAACATCCGCTCGCCGCGCCTCGGACCGCCCTCGCGGAACAACGGAACGCGAAGGTGGCCCGCGTCACCGGCGGTCGGGCTAAGACGTTTTCGCTTGCCACGCTTGTCGGAATAGACATGCCCGTGCGAGGACACGAGATATCCGGGGAACCCATCGACGTTGCGAAGTTCCTCCGGCCCATCTGGTGTGGCGTCGAGCGCTGCCATTGCGCGAGCAATGCGGAACGGCGTTTCAGGATTCCCAACATAGTCCCGCATCCGCTTTGGTCGCTTGGTCAGGATCATATGCGTGTGCTGTGGCGTGAGCGCGCAGACGGCAAACACCTTGTCGATCCATTCATTTGGCACCGCGTCATGGAACAGGTCACCATGCGCGTTCCAGAATATCTTGCGCGGTTCCCGCCATTTGAGCGGCTGCATCAATTGCGCTTCATTCAGGCGCACAGTGCCATTCCAGACAGGCCCGGCCTTGCTCTGTTGTGTCAGCCCGGCGCGGCTTGGGTGATTGCGCAGGCGCGTTCCTGCCAAGCGCATGGCATAGCAGTTGGTGCAGCCCGGTGAGATAACAGTGCAGCCGTTGACGGCATTGACCGTTGCGTCGGCCCATTCGATTTTGGTTTTATCGGACATTTTGGGTTCCTTCCTCTGCCAGCGCCTTGACCTGATCGGGATAGTCACGGGCCACGCTTGCTGGCGTGTGATCGGTAAATGGGTCGCTTATTGTGAGATCAGCGCACAGAGCCTCGGCAGCGCGGCGGTGGGCTTGGGCGAATTTCTGTGACCAGCTAATGTGTTTGGCGCGGGCGGTCATTTTTACATCCCTTCATAATAACCCTTAATCACGGGCACGTTCCCAGCCTTGCGGCGTGTAAGCGGCTTGTCGCTGAATAAGCCACGCACCCGGCGCAATTACCTGCGGCGCATGGGTGTGATGGTCACGCAAGTGAACAAGCTCTGTCGGCTCACCAGAGACCTCAAGAAAGCCCCGGAAAACATCCATGCCAGAATACTGCCGAATATCAGGACGCTCCATCACAACGTGGTGGTGGCCCGTTTCGCTGTGCGTGATGATATACGTGCCGTTCTCAGCTGCGACGGCCTTAGCGTCAGAGGGAACGACCTTGATCGGCACAAGGTAAACGTCGCCTTGGCAAATTGATTTACGGCTAGTGTCAAATTCAAAGTTCATGATTATGTCCTCACATCAAAGTTTTTAAGAATTTCCACGGGTAATCCGCCGTGGAGAACGGACTGTGCTTCATCCACAGATTTCGTTTTGGGCGGCACGGGCAGAGAAAATCTTCGGCCAGTCCCGCAGAGAGCATCAAGAAAACGCTCCTTGCCGCTGCCCGGAAGGTTCACCTCCACCAATCGGCCCCAGATTGGATCGCCGCTGTCGTCTATCACCTTGCCCTTCCCTAAGCCGACAAGCTCATCAACAACATTGTGCCATCCAATAATTTCGGAAGCCGCCGCCCGCTGGTCCATGTTGGGCCAGTGCATAGCATCATAAGCCGATGGCGGGCTGCCTGTTACCCATTCATTTGGAATGGCCTGACCGTGCCAAGAGGAGAGCGAGAAGCCGTCTGCATACTGAACCGCTGGGCCGCTCTCACAATGAAGGCGGCGCTCGTCATCCCATTTCACCACAGTCGGTTTCTGACTGACCACGACAATGTTTTCGTAAGGCCACCACCATTCGCACTGCGTTGAAATGGCCTCAATTATATCCAGCTTCGTGCCCGCGTCGCCGTAGTTGCCGCCGATGTTTTGGCAGAACCGATAAAATGCAATCCAGTAAAGATCTTGTGACCCCCACAGAAAATTGGAGTTCCAGATTTTTTGATTCCCAAGCTGGTCGGTAAGCTGGTCCCAAAGCTGTAACCAAAGCTGATCCCTAAGCTGGCCGCTAAGCTGATTCCAAAGCTGGTCCCTAATCTGCGACCCAAGCTGCGACCCAAGCTGGTCCCAAAGCTGACCCCTAATCTGCGACCCAAGCTGCGACCCAAGCTGGTCCCAAAGCTGATCCCCAAGCTGCGACCAAAGCTGACCCCCAAGTTGGTCCCTAAGCTGCGACCCAAGCTGGTCGCTAAGCTGCGACTGAAGCTGATCCCCAAGCTGGTCGTTAAGCTGGTCCCAAAGCTGGTCCCTAAGCTGCGACCCAAGATGCGACCCAAGCTGCGACCAAAGCTGCGACCAAAGCTGCGACTGAAGCTGGCCGCGCTTAGGCATATCAAATATCTTCAGCGCCAACATACATGCTGCCGGGCTGTCGAAAATAAATAGCTGCGGAGCAGATTTCCCGATCAGGGCGTAAGCGTCATTCAAAGCAGATTGCAGTGCGGTTCGGTCAATTCGTTGCCCGCCGCAAGCCAAGTCCAAGTATCTCTGCCGAAAGAACGGGAGTTCAGCCTCCTGCTCAGGTGTTAGATTGGTAATCATAGCGCCCTCCCGATGCGAATACCCTGCCGGACGCCCCTTTCAACGAGACGCATCCAAACTGTGTCATCCAAATCTCCAGAGAGATATTTCAAAAAATCTTCATCGTTATGCTGATCTGCGGCCTCTATAGCGCAGAGGCTCCTAGCTGCCCTGCGGATCATCATATCATCATCGTTCGTCATGCCTTCCTCCTTACACTGTCTATCCTTGCAATCGTTACTGGTGCGAGGCTGTATTTCTCGGCAACGTCTGCCACGCTCACGCCTGCGGACAGGTCCGCATCAATTGCGTCTCGCATCCTTGCGTTCACATTATGCTTGCGCACGCGCTTCATGGGGCGGCAGTCGCACCATGATCGTATGTCCCCGTATCGGGTGACTGCGCAGTTCGGATCGTGCTTCGCTATCATACCAGATCTACCGCCTTAAACTTACCTTGCGTTGCCATCTCAATCGCAATCGCGTGTTCCGCTGGCAACTTGCCGCGCCGAATCCATTGCGACACTGCGCTAGGTGATAGGCCAAGGGCGTTCGCCATCTTGGCTTGCGTTTCAAAATGCTTGATCAGCTCGGCGAGAATAAGAGGGTTCATGCTGGCAACCCCAGTCGCTCATGCACCACCCGCTTTAGCATCAATGGAGTGAACCCCCATAGCCTTACCGTCATACTGTAATCCTTCACGAGACCTTTGATTTCATTGTCTATTTCTTGCAGCGCCTTCGCCGCCGCATCGCGCCGCTCGAATGCGTCGCGTGCTTTCAGAATTATTTCTTGCTCAGTCATTTCGGCAACGCTCCTTCCACAGTCACCCTAGGGCAATCCTTGCTGGTGTTGATTATAACCACGATGCTTTCGATGGAGTAAAAGTTAGGACCACTTTCCACAATGTCTTGGAGCTCATAAAGTTCGTCGAAGGTGAACAGGCGATCATGCGGGCCATTGTCGTGCATGTAGGTGATCTTGGCTGTCCAGCGGGGCTTCTTGTTATTGTCGTTCATTTGCTCTTCCTCTCTTTTGCAGTCTCACCATGCGCGGATGTCACCCATGCGGACGATGGCGCAGTTAGGGTTGTGTCGGTCGGTCATCGCTTAGGAATCCTTCCAAACAAACGGTAAACAAGCGTCTCGCGCCAAGTCAGATAGCGCACCGTTGCTCCGTCGACAAACAACAAGCCGTCGATCTTTTTAACCACTTCCCGACGCGGCGAACCTTCATATTCAGTCATTTCCAAATCCCTCTTCCCAAAGTTCAATTGCGCGGAGGCCGATCCATTCCCTCGATTGAGTGTTTGCCGAGAAGCTCACCATAGTGTGCTCCCACTCCCATATTGCCCGTTTAACGCAAGCAGCCCTCCGATCCACGGGCGGCTGCTCATATTTCACGATCATGTCGCACAGGGCGCGGTATGCGCCGGACGATAGCTCATAGCAACTGCGTAGATTGTCGATGGTGGTATCCCATTCGCACCGCTTCGCAGCTTCAATCAGCACCCAATCTGGTGGTGTTTGTTGCTCAGTCATTGCTTAAATCTCCCAATGCTTGTATGCGCATGTTGTGCATGACCACATCAACGCCGCCTCCTATTTCTTTGTTGGACATCTGCACAGCCCGAATGGTGCATGGGAGAAGTTGTCCTCTCTCAGCAATTACCAATAAAGCTGCCCCAAGAGCCTCCTCTTTGGATTCGCGAATTGACGTGACCTGATAATCATGCTCGTATTTAACAAAATCAATCGTCGCCGCCCAAACTGTAGTCATCCCACGATCTCCCGTATCTCAACCTTGTCCGTGTAGTCGCTGACGACCTCTCCGGCATCATTGCCGTAGGCCAACGCTATCGTGCCGATCTTCTGCATCGCAAGGTTCTCTACATACAGCCATTCTATGTCGCAGTATCCCAGCTCGGCCATCACCTCTTCGGGATCGTCGCTATGCAGCAGGGGAAACTCCTCGCCGTCAAAGACGGAAAGCAGAAAACCCTTATCAAGTGCGCGGTTCACAATCCCAGCCACCACGGAACGCTCATCGCCTGTCATGATGCCACTCCCGCCTCATAAACAATCGCGGTCACCACCACGTCGTCAGGCCAGCGCTTGTCCAGCACGCGATAAACGCCGCCGTCCGCCTCACTGAGCGCGCGCGCCGATTCCATAGCGTGAGTGCCCGTCTCAAACTTTGCCACAGGCCACCACTTATGGGAGGCCGTGTCCTTCTGTTCGATTTCAACCTTCATGTTAGTCCCTTTCTCATGCCGTCACAGCATGGCCTTAATCAATCACATTGTTTACGCGGTGTCAACCCGCATAATGCTTTTCAATTGCTGGAATTATATCATCCACCATGTCCAACGCCAATTGATGCTGCGCTCGGACCTGCTTCTCTGTGGTTTTAGTCGTCCATTCGATCATGCGACGGCCATAATCGGTGCGGGCGCGGTGCCTCTCGGCGCGATAGCCAAGTTCTTCCACCACATGATAGACCAGCGCGGTCGTGGATAGCGAACCATCCATTGCCTTGCTTGTCGTGATACGCAGGATGCGGTCGCCACCCAGATCAATCCGCGTGTTGCCCTGCCATCCTGTCTTAGTCTTTGCGATGCTTGTGTTCATGCGCCTGTCTCATCAATAAAAAGATCGCCTTCGCAAATGTGAATGTCTGGTTAAACCATGCCGCGTATTCATCTACGCCAGTTGGCGCTCCGCTCTCACCAGGTGTTGGTTTGGCGTAAGTGATAACTTTATTTCTCTCCATTGATCTTATCCACTTCGTTAATTCTGCGGCCAATCCAGTTCATCACGGGAACAGCCATTGAGTTTCCTAATGCCTTATAGCGTGGGCCATCTGGGCAATCACCTTCTAATTTGTTGCGCCAGGGAATGCGGGTAAAGTTATCAGAAAAGCCTTGAAGGCGTTCACATTCAATTGGAGTTAAATGCCTGACGCCACATTGTTCAATGACATAACCTTCCTCTTCTCTGAGGCATCCCGGCCCTCTTCGCGTAAGGCAAGGAAATACCCAGCCAGCCCCCTTTCTTTTTTGGATGATCTCCGGAGTATTCCAAGACAGGCTGTGGCGCTCAAAAAGAACCGCTGCGGCACTGGCTGCGTCTCCAAGACATCCGATAACGAACACACGGCGGCGTCTTTGGGCCACTCCGAAATACTGAGCGTCAAGCACTCTGTAGGCGAACCCATACCCGCATTCGACCATCGCCCCAAGGATGGAACCAAAATCCCTTCCTCCGTTCGATGACAAGACGCCGGGGACGTTCTCCCAAACCAACCATCTGGGCCGTGTTCTCTGAGCAAGTCTAAGAAACTCAAGCGCCAAGTTGCCACGATCATCATCCAATCCGCCTCTAAGGCCAGCGATTGAGAACGACTGACAGGGTGTTCCTCCGACAAGAAGGTCAATTGCTCCATATTCATCTCCCTGAATTGTGGTAAAATCTCCATGCAAGGGAACGTCTGGATAGTGGTGAGCCAAGACTGCGCGTGGAAACGGCTCAATCTCACTAAAGAAAGCTGGCTCCCAGCCCAGGGGATGCCAAGCAGCAGTCGCCGCCTCAATCCCAGAGCATACGCTTCCATATCTCATTTGTTGTATGCCCCTTCTAACAGCTTAACAAAGCTCTTCGGCTGGAGAAGAAAGTCAAAGTCCGCCTTCCATCCCCTGTCGTTTTCGCGGCACAGGAACTTTGAATTGTAAATGGCTGCCATCGCAGTTGACCAATCCTCTAGCAATGAGAGGTGGCGTGTGTGGCTGGCGTAGTCACCGATATTGAATTGGAAATAGTGCATCGGAGTCCCTTTTGGATTTTAAGCTATGAACAAATCGCCTTGCCGCTGCGCTTGTTCAATGCGCTTACAGGCTATATCGAAATATTTTGGTTCCCGTTCAATGCCGATAAATTTGCGGCCCATCTGAACGGCCGCAACGCCTGTTGTTCCGCTGCCCATGAAGGGGTCTAGGATGGTTTCGCCTTTAACGAAGCTAAGGCACCACCTCATTAAACCAATGGGCTTTTGTGTGGGGTGTGCGCTCGGGCCCTGGGGGTCTAAACCAGCCTCTACGGCCTTTTTGCTGCCAGCCATGACCTCTCTATATGCAAAGACACCCCTTCTCCCTTTGATAAAGGCAATTTCTGCGTCTGACAAAAATGAATTAAACGCAACGTCATTGCGCTTTATCCAAAGCAACGCCCCGCCATCCTCAAGGCGCGACCAAAAATGATTGGCCCCAAACAAAATGCACTCGCCATAAACCAGCCACGGGGCAGGGTCGAACGGTTCATCATCGCCATAAATAGGCAAGTGAACCCTGCCATGGCCACGTCTACCATTACCACCTGTGAACCTTGTAAAGTCCGTATTTAGGCTCATCCCATAAGGCGGATCCGTCACAACCGCGTCCACCTTGCCCAATGTCGGCAATATGTCCCGGCAATCACCAAGATACAGCGTTGCTTTGCCGATGGTAACGGGATCAATCATGCTGCCGTCTCATCACGATAATAACCACGCGCCCATTCTAGCCTCCTCTCGAAGTTTCCAATCCGATTCCCGCGCCTATCGCATAGGTGCATCAGGCCGCACAGCAGGTCAGCCAGCGCCTCCTCGTGTTCTGTGCGTGCGGCCTCCCCGAAGGCCTCGAGTGCTATCAATGCCCACTCGGCGCGTTTATTATTCATCCTCTCGGGATCGGGTGGTATCGTCATCATGATAATTTAACTCCTGTTCTGGTTTCAAAATCGCGGATCGCTTCGTGAACCTTCTCAATCTCCTTCAATCCAATCAGCGATGTTACAAGGCCGGGCGCTAGCGGGGATTTGGTTAAGATCACCAGAGGTGCCAGTCGCATTCCCGCTAATACCCGTCACATCACCCCGAAGGCCCGTCGCGTCACCCCGGAGGCCCGACACGTCGCCCCGAAGGCCCGTCGCGTCGCCCCGAAGGTTCGTCACATCACCCCGAAGGTATGTTGCGTCACCCCGGAGGCCCGTCACGTTGCCCCGAAGGTCCGACACGTCGCCCTGAAGGTTCGTCGCGTCGCCCCAAAGGTCCGTCACGTCGCCCCGAAGGTTCGTCGCGTCGCCCCAAAGGTCCGTCACGTCGCCCCGAAGGCTCGAAACGTCGCCCCGAAGGCCCGTCACGTCGCCCCGAAGGTTCGTCGCGTCGCCCTGAACACCCGTCACGTTGCCGCGAAGGCCCGACACGTTGCCCCGAAGGCCCGACACATCACCCTGAACACCCGTCACGTTGCCCCGAAGGTCCGACACGTCGCCCTGAATACCCGACACTTCCCCCCAAAGGCCCGAAACGCTGCCCCGGAGGCCCGTTACGTTGCCCCAAATGTTCGTCACATCGCCTCGAAGGCCCGACACGTGGCCTGTGAGGCGGTCGTGCAACCCTTCAACCCAGCATCCGTCCTTGTAATGATAAATCGCGCTTTGAATACGCTTCAATGGTTTTTTCATGTTACTCTCCCTAAGCAAGTCTATATGCGTCTTTAAGACGGTCGCGCGCGGCCCGGCGCTCAGAGCCTTTTAACCGCGGGTCAAGCCGCTCGTTTATCCAGGCGGTGCGCGCCTCTAGTCGCGCAAAATGCGCCGCCCTAATGGCCGTCACCCGTTGCGTTTCCGCATCCTGCGCCGCTCTGTGCGTTGGGCAGAGAGAATACGGAAATATAACGCCCGCATATTCGTGCCCCGGAATATGGGAGTAAGGCTCCCAGCCGACACAGCCGCATGGCGAAACATCTTTGGTTGCCTCTAAAATTTGAGAAGAGGGCGGTGCGTGTGTCATTGTCTTATTCTCCTGTAATGACGATGCGTCCCGCACCTCGTCGGTGTCGCTATCTCGTGTCAGTCTCATTGATCTGATCCCCTTGCTTGTTCATATTGAGGGCAGTCATCGCTGCATGGCTCGTTTTCAAAGCCCTCATTATCGCGGCCACAATAGCGGCATTGTCCATTTTCATCGTTGCTGGATTGTGATGCTTCCCCTCGTGCTTTCATAGTCAGCTTTGCGCATTGAAGGACGAAATCATCCGTTACCCGGCCAAATTGAGCATAATTCACAATCATGCTTTCAAGGGCTGTCAGCAATTCAGGACCAACCCGCTCCCATCTGCCCAGTGTCTCAATCTCACCTGCTGGCGAAAGCGGAATTAACACCTCTTCCATCGCGGTAATTATTCTGTCATCCATGTCATTCACTCCCAATTAATCAGGCCATTTGTAGCCAAAGTCTTCAATTAAAATGTCGCGGACCGCCTCCCTATCCACGCTGTCACCGCAAAAGTCAGCAGACGCGCGCGAGAGATAGATAGCTGTGGCTTTCTGGATGTGAGCAAATGCAACCCCCATCGGATAGAGACCGCCCGGCCCGTAGAAGCTATGAACATAACTATAGAATTTATGCATCAGCAATTCCTCATCGCTCCTATCGTGAGAGAAGTGGCGGGCATTCGCCAGTTTGAATAAAAAACGCCCGCTGCAAAAATGCTAGGGTATGATCTCCAGATCCCGACAAGCTATCAGAAATACACCTCTCCCGCCAAGCGATATAGCCATCCAAGTCATTGACGGGTGTAGCCCCGCTCTGCGCGTCCGCAATGCAATCGAGGCTTAACTGCGCAAAAAATTCACGGGTGGCGTATACAGTCTCCGGGGTGATCTCCACCCCGTTGACGATTGTCTTTCGCGGTTCAGTCATTTATCTAAACTCCCTTTTCTCGACTTCATAGCGCGGGTAAGCCCCCACGACCTCAGATCGGCGGCACTCCCAAGCGCGCATCACAAAATCGCGCGCCTCGCCAGCCGTCACGCCAATGCCCCGAACATCATAGATATATCGCTTGCTATCGTGCAGCACTTGAAAGTGTCCGCGCGGCAGCGGCGTGTAATAACCCGGCGAACCTGCGCGGTGCGTTCCCGCATGGTATAACGCAAAATCCAAATTCCTTCCCATCTCAATTCCCCTCCTTCGTTTTAACAAAAACATAACCATCGCCCTTGGCATTTGAGCCCTGAACCCAATCGCCGCGCCAGCCACCATAGGGTTGATCCATCTTATCGATTAAAGCCATTGCAGCTTCCCTGTGCGCTTTGGCGAGATTAAATTCGTGCGGATAGGGGATCGTCATGCTCCCGCCCCAGCATTTCGCCTTAATGCGCGCGCCCTGGAAGTTAGTCGGGCCAAGAAACCTAGTCTCGATTGCTTTATAGATTGCCATGTCATTCGCTCCGTTGGCCTATCTCATCAGCGATAGTGGGCCATGCTATCGGACGGGCTTGCGCCCGTTTCGAATTGCTAATCAGCCTCAGTCGATCCAAACAAGCCGCCACGAATAGCAATTGATCGTCACTCGCTTATGTCGCTTATCCGGCTTGCTTTCGAAGTGCCAAGGGAACCGCGCAAACAGTTTGGTACGCGCCTCATCCTTGTATATCACAACGTCAAATTTAACTGTATCAGGACAATCTAGTGCGCGCTCTTTCCGCGCGTAGACGGGGATTAATTCCATTTTCTAAACTCCCTTTTATGGCCTATCTCGTCAGTGGCGGGCAGCCAGCCCCTACCAGACGGGCTTGCGCCCGTTTCGATTGTTAACTTACGAAAGCGCCGCCCTTGTTCAAAATGCGTTCAATGGCGGGCCATGAATATTCAACGTCACCGCCCTTGCCGCTTAACAGGCGCACAACGCCAAACGTGTTGCGCGCGCCCGCCATAGCGGCTGGCTGGCCGTCAAGGGTGATGCCCATTGTGTTGGCCTTGTCGATCAATTCGAAACGATAATCGCGCGCTGTCTGTGCCATGTCATTCGCTCCTTATTTTGCGCTTCAAAAAACCATGTTGACGAACGCTTAACATGCGTTGACGTTCTGTCAATAGGAAAAATTCACCAAATGTCAACTCCGACAAAAATGTAACAAAAATCGCCAATTTGTAACCGAATGTAACATTAATTGTTACGCTCTCAGCCGCAGTTTTCCGCCGTTGTAACAAATGTAACAGGATTTCAGAATGTATAGCCCTATACCCTTAAAAACACCCATAGGTGTGTTACCAATATAATACACCTCTATATATATAACTATATATCTATATATATTGTTACATTAGTGAATAAACGGCGGATTTCTGGGACTGAGGGTGTAACATCGGAATGATACATTTGTTACATCCGTTACATTTTCGGTAAGAAACGGCGGATTTACGTTGTTGCGGCGGATCGTGTTTGTTACACTGGCGCTTGATGTGCGCTAAAACGCACTGGGAGGCCTCTGGAGCGCGATCTGGAAGCAGCGCATCATCGGCGCGCGCGCGCATCCGGCCTGCGTTCATGCGCTGGCCGTCGCGCCGGATCTGACAGCGTTGTCATACTCAGTGCCGCCCAGCGATTTTCCCCCGGAGATTTCCCGCGCGAGATGATCCGCTATGATCGACCGTCATCGTCCCGGACAATCACGCCACCTCAACAAGCCGAACGCATGCGCGCCCGGCAATGCCAGCCGTCAAGGTCACGGCAAAATAACGCCAGCCGACCGCGACGTGCGACAGTGCCCCTGTGACCGCGCGCCACCCCCCACGGAGGCACAAATGCAGGGACGGGCGCGATTTCATATCGTATATACCCCTCTCAATCCGTGTTTACGCAGAAAAAATTATGGCTGGAGGGGCGGCCCCCCACCCCCTGAAAATTGAGTTGAGGCGGGGGGTGTTTGATTTTGGGTTGTTAAATTTGGGATTTTGAAAATTTGGGGTTCGCATAGCCCCCCTCTTTACATTTGGGTTGGAAGTGTCTTATGTTGTTCTGGAGCGGCGCTGTGGTCGATGTGATGTTCCCTTCCGTCTATTGGAGCGGTGCCGCTCAACCGGAGAAAAGAATGGCTGACGACGAAGAGGCCGCTTTAGATTTGTGGGATCGCACTGTGATGGACGGTGTGAACGGCGACACGAAGATGACGCCGGACGCTATTTTTGTGCGTGAGTATGTTCGCACGGGCGATGAGGTTTTGGCTGTGAGTCGTGCTGGATTGAATGACAGTCGCTATGCGTTGAGTGTGGTGGCGGAGTATCATTTGGCGCGTCCTGAGATACAGGCTGCTATATTGATTCAGCGGGAGTTATTTAAGGAATTGGAGACATCGCGTCTTCGGTTGATGGGGGGATATTCGCGAGAGTTGATTTTGGATGATTTGGAGAAGTTGCATCAGAAGGCGAGTGATGACGGGGCGTATGCGCCGGCGATAAGTGCGAAGAAGGTACAGGCTCAGTTGCTGGGATTTTTGGATCAGACGGTGAATATTCGGCATTCGTTGGAGCCGCGAGAGATGACGACGGACGAGCTTCGTCGTCGGATTGCGGATTTGAGTGGGGTGGCGGGCGAGCTGCCGCCGCCGGAGGTTGATAGGCCGGCGATAATCGAGGCTGAGTATGTTGAGGTGAAGGGGAATGACGATGCGGTATAGTATTGGGTTTATGGGCGGGTTTTCGGATGGCGATTTTTCGGCGGCTCTGGCGGCGGATGGCGATGAGACGACGCTGACACTGACGAAGGGTGCTGTTTTTAATGCGTGGCTGACGGAAGATTGGCGGATTAAGCTGCTTGAGGGTCCGGTTGGCGAGGTTCCTGCGTGTGTTATGAACCGGAAGAAGGTGCATGAGCTGGTGGATGCGTGGCTGGACGGCGTGGAGTTTGACGTGTGAGTAAGCCGGATCTGAAGGTTGTCGGGGAGATTAGCCCACCGGATTACCGTGATGCGGTGAAGATGCTGCGTAATTTGGCGGATGACATTGAGGCGGGGGAATTTGGTGCGGTGAATTCGCTTGTGCTGGTTCGTTTTGGAGATAATGGCTTGCAGGTTCATGTAGGTGGGCGCGATTCGGACTTCGGGACTGCGATGTTGCTGTTGACGGCGGGTGTTAACAAGCTGACTGGGCCGCTGTTAGAGCACGGCGAGTGAGCGACGACGCTGGCACACTGAAGGCGCTGATGGAGGAGCTGCTGCTGCGGGAGGAGGCGCAGCAGTCTCTAGCGAAGTACATTGAATATGTGAGCGGGCTGAAGCCGCCGAAGCACATCGAATTGCTGTGTGAGAAGCTGGAAGCCGTAGCGGAAGGTAAGATTAAGCGCCTGATGATCAGTATGCCACCGGGGCATGCGAAGGCTCTGGCGCTCGATACACCGATACCGACGCCAGATGGCTGGCGCGTGATGGGCGAACTGCGTGTTGGTGATTATGTGTTTGATGAGAAGGGTGCGCCGACGCGGGTTGTTGGCGTCTCTGAGGTTTGGCGAGACCGTCCGGTGTATCGCGTGACGACGGCTGAGGGTGATGAGATTATTGCGGATGAGGCTCATGAGTGGACTGTGCGCCGCTGTCGCAAGCGCGATGTTTGGAAGACGTATGAAACAGGCGAATTGTATCGCAAGCAGGAGGAAGGGCAGCGGCCAGCGAAGGTCATGACTGCGGGAGCCCTTCAGCTGCAGCCGAAAGAATTTTTGATTCATCCGTATGTTTTGGGTTGCTGGCTTGGTGATGGAACATCGACGACGGCTCAATTTACGTCGATGGACGAAGAGATTATTGAACGCCTGCACGCGATTGAAGGTGGCGATTTAAGGATTGCGACGCAGCGCAGGGGCCGGGCGATTGCGTTTAGGATTGGTCCGAACGGATTGATGGATCGGGAGGCGTGTCTGGCGACGCGGCTGCGTAAAATCGGCGTTATGGGTAATAAGCACATACCAGATACGTATTTCTGGGGGTCAGAAGAGCAGAGATGGGATTTGCTGCATGGCCTGATGGACACGGACGGGACGGTGAGCAAAGCGGGGCAGGCGACGTTTTATGCATCGAATGAGCGTCTAGCGCGCGATTTTCAGCAGTTAGCGTTTTCACTGGGGTTGAAACCTAAGCTGTCGTCGGGGCAGTCGAAGCTATATGGAGTTCAGCATAAAACGTGCTGGCGGGTTTCGTTTTACTCGGCGAATGCGGCTTGGTTGCCAAGGAAACGGAAGCGCGCGCGTGACGCCGATTACTATAAATATCGTCATCTGAAGTTTGAGCCCGCTGGATTTGCCGATACGGTGTGTATTGAGGTTGAGGCGGAGTCTCACCTGTTTTTGTGTGGGCGGTCGATGGTGCCGACGCATAACAGTTTCACGGCGTCGCAGCACTTTCCGGCGTGGTATTTGAGTAAATACGGGAAGAAGAACCTGATCTGCGCGACGCACACGCAGGAGCTGTCGGATAGCTTTGGTTTGAAGGTGCGTAATCTGATGAAATCGGACGAGCACAGGAAGGTTTTCCCGGAGGCTGGGATCAGTGCGGATAAGACGGCGGCTGGCGAGTGGATGACGCTGGATGATGGGTCGTATAAGGCGACCGCTGTGGGCGCGTCGGTAACGGGTCGTCGCGGTCACATGCTGATCGGGGATGATTTGCTGTCGGGGATTGAGGCGGCGGAGAGTGAGAGTCACCGCAAGAAACTCTGGGCATGGTATAACAGCGATTTCTATACGCGGCGTGTGGACGATGACACGGCGATCATCCTGATTGGGACGCGCTGGCACTTGGGCGATCACTTCGGGATGCTGGATCAGGAAGAGCGGGACGGCACGGGCGAGAAGTGGGAGCGTGTAATCCTGCCAGCGCTGGCTTTGGAGAACGATCCTCTGGGAAGAGAGCCGGGCGAGGCGTTGTGGGAGTCGCAGTTTAGCCGAGAGAACCTTGAGAAGATCCGGCAGCGCTCATCGACGACGGCGCGGATGTGGTCGTCGTTGTATCAGCAGAACCCGGTGGTGGATTCGGGCGGCATTATTGACGGAACGTGGTTTAAGTGGTGGCGGCAGCCTGAGCCGCCGAAAATCCAGTATGTCATTCAGGCATGGGATACGGCGCTGACGGCGAATAAAACTTCCGCATATAGCGCGAGCACGACGTGGGGCGTGTTTGAGGACGATAACGGAATTCCGAATATCATATTGCTATCGGCATGGCGGGATCGGGCTGAATGGCCAGTGCTGCGGCGGATGGTGCAGCGAATGGCGAATGATTACCGAGACGATAACTATAAGCTGCCGATTAAGCCGAAGTCTGGGCGCAAGCCGGATACGATTTTGGTAGAGGCTAAGGCGAACGGGCAGATGCTGATCTTGGATCTCGCGAGGGCGGGGATTGTGGCGACGCCGTTTAACCCAGATAAGCACGGCGATAAGATTGCGCGCGTTCGGTTAGTCACGGATTTGATTGAGAACGGGCGGGTATGGCTTCCGGCAGTAGGCCCGACGTATCAGCAGTTGCGGAAATGGGCTGAGGAATTTTTGCAGCAGTGCGTGCAGTTCCCGGCTGCGGATTCGCGTGACTGGGTGGACACGATGACGATGGCGCTGTTGAGGATTAAACAGTCGGGCTGGGTCTCGAATACGGAAAACCCGTATGAGGAGGTTTATGATACGCCAAGAGAGGCTGTCGCGTTTTATTGACGCCTTAAATGACACGTGATAGGAAGACGAAATGGCTAGAAAACCAACCACGCTTGAAGACACGCTTCGACCAGCCTTTGAAGGCATTGGCGGCGTTGATGTTGACATGCCAAGCGAGGGTATTGAGTTTGAACTGGACGAGGCAGAGCCGCAGATGGTGGACGGCGCTGAGGTTGTGGAGACCGAAGACGGCGGCGTTGAAATTAATTTCGATCCAGACACCGACCTGCCAGAAGAACCGGAGTTCTGTGCGAATCTGGCGCTCTACATGGACGATATGGACTTGAATTCGCTGGCCGAGATGTTGCTCAGTGGCGTTGAAGAGGATCGCCAGTCGCGTAGTGACTGGGAAGCAACGATGTCTGAAGGCATTAAGTTAATGGGCCTGAAGATGGAGGATCGGCAGACGCCGTTTAAGGGCGCTTGCGGTGTATTTGACCCACTCTTGGCGGAGGCTGTGGTGCGCTGGCAGGCGGTGGCTTGTGGGGAGCTATTGCCAGCCGGCGGCCCGGTTAAAACGCAGATTGTTGGGGTTGCGAATGAGCAGTTGGAGGCTCAGGCGTCGCGCGTTCAGCAGTTTATGAACCTCTATTTGACGGATCTCGCCCCAGAATTCTATGAAGAATTCGACCAGATGCTATTATGGCTGCCTCTGGTGGGTTCGACGTTCAAGAAGACGTATCAGGATCGCCTACTGGGCCGCCCGGTGAGTCGGTTTGTGCTCTCGGATAACTTTATCGTGGCCTATAACACGACGGATTTAACGACTTCGCCGCGCTTCTGCCACATTACGCCAATGACGCGCCGCAATTTCAGGCTTGCTCAGCTGGCTGGCGTGTATCGCGACATTGATATTGGTGACCCGCAGGGGGATGATGGCAGCCAGACTCCGATACAGGCGGAAATTGATGGGGTGCAGGGTGTTGAACCGGGCGCAGAGGGAACTGAAGAGTATCGCATTTACGAAGTCTATGCGGATTTAAATTTAGTTGGCTTTGAGAATGAAAATGGCATTCCTCTGCCGTATATTGTTTCGATTGAAGAGGGCAGCCGGAAGGTTCTGTCGATTTACCGGAACTATCAAGAGGACGATATCACGTTTCAGCGTGAGGATTGCTTCACCCACTATAAGTTTATTCCCGGCTTGGGCTTCTATGGTCTTGGCTATGCTCACTTGCTGGGCAATTCAGCAAAAACCGCGACGGCAATTCGTCGCCAGCTGATTGATGCTGGCACACTGAATAACTTTCCGGGCGGCTTGCGCGTCAAAGGCATGAAGATCGAGGACAATAATATTGGGATTGGCCCGACTGAGTTCCGCGAGATTGATACGGGCGGCCTGCCGATTCAGAACGCGATCATGACGATGCCCTATAAAGAGCCGTCTGGTGTAGCTCTTTCATTGCTGAAGGAAACTTATGAGAGTGCGCGCAATCTTGCTAACACGGCAGAGATTGCCGTGGGTGAAGGCCGACAGGATGCGCCAGTCGGAACGACTGTTGCTCTTATAGAAGCGGCGACCAGACTGCAATCTGCCACGCTTAAGAGGGTTCGCAAGGCGTTTAGCCGCGAGCTAAAAAAGATTGCCAATCTGTTTGGCAGATATCTCCCTAATGAGCCATATCCGTTTCCGGTTCGCGGCGGAATGTCCGCTATCATGCGGCAGGACTTCGAGAATAACATCGATGTTATCCCGGTCAGCGATCCTAATGTTTCGTCTTCGGCTCAGCGCATGATGCGGGCGGAAGCCCTTCTTCGCTTCGCCACGCAGCAGCCTGACCAGCATAATATCCGCGAAGCATATAAGCAGATGTATGTTGAGATGGGTATTCCGCAGGAAAAGATTGAACTCCTCATTCGGCCTGAAGAGCGGCGCGCACAGCCGCTGGACCCTCTAACGGAGAACCAGAACGCGATCATGGGAATGCCTTTGGTGGCTGGCGCATATCAGGATCACGACGCGCATATCGCCTCACACGCCCCGATTGCAGCTGAAAACCCATCCCTTCAGGCGCATATCAATGAGCACTTGGCGTTAAAAATGCGAGCTCAGGTAGAGCAGATTATTGGGCAGCCTCTTCCGCCTCCGGGCCAGCCATTGCCACCGCAGATTGAAAATCAGATTGCGGTCATGGTTGCACAGGCGATGCAGCAGCTTGCTCCGCTGTATAAGCCGCAGGAGCAGCCAGATCCATATCTTGAGATCGAGCAAGCGAAGATAGCTCAGAAGCAGGAGAAGGCTCAGACCGACGCAGAGTCGAGAGAGCGCGTTGCTGAAATCACAGCGGCGGCTGACATGGCTGATACTGCAGCTCGAGAACGGACGGCAACGCTTCGAGTATTTGCCGATCTGGCAGATAATCCTGCACCACCTGAACCATACTCAATTGAATTTATTGGAGGTCAACAATGAAGATGACTGATTTGCGGGCAAAGGCTCGCGCTATTTTTGGGTCTGCGATTGCCGAGCCCATGCCAAAACAGCCGAACGGCGCAAAGGCGCTGCAGGAGCGAGCGAACGCGCGCCCAATCCCGACCTACAAGGTTGGTGGCGCTGTGAAAAAGCCGACGCCTCCGGGGCCGACCGCTGCTGAGCGCGAGGCTGCGAGGCGGCAGAATGAAAGCCTCAAGAAGGCTAAGGTCACGAAGAAGGAGGGCGAGGTTATTAATAGCGCCAATCGTTCCGAGGGTGGCATGAAGAAGGGTGGCAAAGTCGGCGCGTATGCTGACGGCGGCAAGGTAATGGATGAGCGCATCGCGGCGCGCATGGCTGCTGGAAATTATAAGAGTGGTGGCGAGCCGAAAAAACCCGTCAAGCGGGCCGCCGGTGGCGCTGGCAAGACTCGCAAGGGGATGTGCTGATGAACAAACGCGGCTGCTCAGTCAAAGCTTATGGCGACGTGATTAAGAAGGCTGCTGGCGGTAAGGTTCAAACCTCTGCCGATACGGCCCGCAAGCTGGCCACTGAAATGGGAGGCATGAGGGCGGGGGGCAAGCCTGTGAAGAAAGCCAAGGGTGGGGCAGGTAAGGTTCGTAAGGGCATGATGTCCCCATCTGGTAAGATGCTCCAGCCTGTGAAGCCGAAGTCTGGTCTGGGGTCTTCTTTCTAATGCCAAGTCGGTCGAAGCGGCAGTTCAGGATGATGGCCGCCGCTTCGGCCAGCCCCGCCTTTGCCAAGAAGGTTGGTGTATCGACGAAAGTCGCAAAAGAATTCCACGCGAAAGATCGCGGGCAATCATATAAAAAACTACCGGAGACAAAAAATGAGCGCACAGGAACTAAGTCGCAGAGCGGTTGAGCGCATAGTTGAACTGCGGGACCGCGCCACAGAATACAGTTTAAATGCACGTTTTAGGCCGTCAACCTACGGGGATAGCTACATCCCTGCCGTGTCGGCGGAGGAGATTGCTCTTCAGGTTTTGGAGGGGAATGCGTTGGTACGCGGATATACGGCTGCAATAGCTGCGATCAACGATGAATATAAGCGTATGATGCAGCCAGATGAAGACAAGAAACCGGAGCAAGAAAGAGGGAGTCATTACTAATGAGCATGAGTAATATTGAGCCGCACGAAGAAGAGCTTGCTAAGCAGCTTATCGATGAGCAATTCGTGGACATTACTGGCCAGCCGTTTGATATGCGGCCAGCTGGCTATCTGGTGGCTGTTAAGATCTATGTGCGGCCAGAAGAGCTGAAAACGATTACGCAGGATGACGGCACGGAAGTGACTCTGTACCTGCCTGACGCGGTGCGCGCCGAGGATAAATACTCTTCGGTTTCTGCGTTGGTTTGTGCCGTTGGGCCTGAGGCCTATCAAGGAGAGAAGTTTGAACGATCTGGACCTTGGTGCAAAGTTGGCGACTGGATCTTAATTCCACGCTACGAATCAACGATGGTTTCTTATCGCGGAGTCGCAATGGCGCTTCTACCTGATGATCGCGTCATGGCGGTTATTTCTGGTCCAGAAGATGTCACGTCAGGCAAGTACGCTGGCAATTTTTAAGGAGTAGAGCATGTCAGAAGACACAGAAATTTCAGAACTTCCGTTGACCGAAGATGGTCCAACTGAAGATGTGGACATTGAAATCACCGAAGAGGATCTTGGTGAAAGCTTGGCCGATTATCAGGAAAGCGAACCTGAAGAACAGGAGCCTGAACAGGAGCCTGAAGAAGCGGTCGTCGAAGAGGAGTCTGAAGAGGAGGAGGCTCCGAAACGTAAACGCTCACCTGAAAAGCGTATAGCCGAACTGGCGCGTAAGGCGGCTGACGCCGAACGACGAGCGCAGGAGGCTGAGGCAAAAATTCAGCAGGTCGAGCAGCAACGCCATCAATCTGATCTGGCGATGATGACGCACTATGAGCAGCGCCTTCACGGTCGTGCAGAAGAGGTGAAGCGTCAGCTTATTGACGCTCACTCCATTGGGGATAGTGAACGAATCGTTGAGCTCCAAGGTGAGTTTTTCAAGCTTCAATCTGATCTTAATCAGATCGACTCATGGAAGGCGCAGCAGGAGCTTAACGCGCCTCAGCCCAAGCAGGCAGCCGAGGCTCAGGCGCGTCAAGTAGAGGGGCAGCCTCAGCCAACTCTGGAGCCTCGCACGGCCAACTGGATACAAAAGAACCCTTGGTTTCAGCCAAACTCAAGCGACTTTGATCCTGAAATGCACGAGGAAGCTACGATTTATGCCCGCCGAATTGAACGGCGTTATCGCTCTGAGGGAAGAGAGGATGAAATTGGCGGAGTTGATTATTTCACGGAGATTGATCGTCACATGCAAATTGAGTTTCCTGACGCATTTAGCGAGCGATCAACTCCATCGAAAAAGGTTCCTCCAATGAGTCGTCAATCGAATGTCGCCCCCGTTGGGCGAAGTGCAAATCCGGGGCAGCCGGCAAAGAATACCAAGTCGATCCGGCTGACGGCTGACCAACGGCGCATGGCGCATCAGTTGGCGCAATCAGGGGCTATTAAAAACGCAAAGGGTGGCCGGATGACTGAGGTGGAGGCGGAAAAATATTACGCCGTTCACATGATGAAACAAAATAAAGGAGCATAATAATGGCACGAGCATCAAGAGTCTCGCAGAGCCGAGCAGCAGAATCACGCGAGTCGGGGATGCGCAAGCGCCCTGAAACTCACTTCCAGTCCAAGCTTTACGTTCCCAAGGACAAGATCCCCTCAGGGATGACGTACGCTTGGGTTCGCGAGTCAACCCTCAATGAGCCCGATCCAGACAACATGACAGATCGCATGATCAGGGGGTGGTCTCCCGTCCCTGCATCTCGTCACCCTGAGATGGTGCCCCCTCCCCTTCCGGGCTACGAAGGCTTGGAGGTTCAGGTTATTCGTCGCGGAGGCCTAATGCTGTGCGAATGCCCTGAGCATGAAGTTCGAGAGCGCAATGAAGATCGCGATCTGGAAAACATTGAAACACTGCAAGACGTGGCATGGACTGGTCAGAGCGACCCGAACCTACCTCGTTTTGAAGATAAGGATAGCGGTGTCGGGTTTGAGCGTGTCACATCGTTTAAGGACTAAGCTCCGGTCGCGGCGGGGGCTTGCTCCCGCCGTGCCCAACTGCCCCGCTCTGGTGACGGGGAGGGGTCTTTTTATTCTGAGTTGACATTAATTTAATAATTAGATAGCATTTTGAAATTCGATGGCCGTAACGTATCGCGCCAACACGATTGTGGTCACGTACCCACAGAAAATTGTCGATTGCCGTAACGTACCGGCAGAAACCACCATTAACTTTAGCATGGAGAAACCGTATGTCTATCGGAACGAATGCGCCCAATGGTTTTCAGCCGGTCAGGAAACTTGACGGCTCTGCTTGGACTGGCGCGACAAATTCTTATCAAATTGCCAATGCTTATGCGACAGCGCTGTATCGTGGAGATCCTGTCACGATTCTTGCGGATGGTACGCTTGGCGTTGGCGTTGCTGGCGCGGCTTGCGTTGGCGTGTTCTGGGGTGTTAAGTTTATCGACAACACAGGCCGTGTCCGCTTCGAGAATTTCTGGCCTGGCAATCCGGGCGTGCTCACTGGCTCGACTGTGGAGGCTCTTGTAATTGACGACCCGGACACCGTGTTCTCAGTTCAGGAAACCAACAACCTCGGCGCTGCGGGCACGAACCTGACTCTCGCGGATGTTGGCCTCAACATCAACTTCTTGTACACTGCTGGAACGCCAGCAACTGGCAACTCGGCTGTTTCTATCGACAACACCACAGATGCGGTTACAAGCACGTTGAACTGCAAGATCCTTTCGCTTGATCCAACACCGGGCAACGCCGTCGGGGCTTTTGCCAACTGGCTCGTTATCTTTAACAACCACCGTTACCGCTCCGGCATTGCTGGCGTCTAATATCGGGATCATGGAGACATATTATGGCTATTAATACAACCGCAATCCGCGATCTACTCCGGCCCGGTTTGGCCGCCGTCTTCGGCGACTATCCGATGTATCCGGGGCAGTGGTCGGAAATCTTCGAGAAGCACACGTCCGATAAGGCTGTTGAAATCGAAGTCGAAGTCAAGCTGCTCGGCTTGGCTCAGATCAAGGCAGAAGGCGCTTCGACCGCTTACGGCGAAATGGGCCAGCGCTATGTGACGAACTACGTGAACCGTTACACCAGCATTGGTTTCATCATCACCCGTCAGGCGATCAAGGACAACCTGTATCAGTCTTCGTTCCCGCTTCAGGCGAAAGCTCTTCGCCAGTCGATGGAGCAGACCAAGGAAGTGCTCGGCGCATCTGTGCTGAACAACGGCTTCTCGGCCAGCTTCCCGATTGGTGATGGTCAACCCCTGTTCTCGACGGCTCACCCCATCGACGGCGGTACGGTTGCCAACACCTTTACGGTGCAGGCTGATCTGAACGAAACGTCGCTTCAGGACGCCATCGTTGGCGTTCAGCGCTTCCGTGACGCTGCGGGCCTCCGCATCATGACGAAGCCGACGAAGCTCATCGTTCCGGCTGAACTGCAGTGGACGGCAACTCGCCTGCTCCAGTCGCAGTTCCGTGTCGATACGGCGAACAATGACATCAGCGCGATTTACAACAACTCGGCGGTTCCGCAGGGTCATCGCGTCAACATGTTCTTGACGGACACCAGCTCTTGGTTCCTCATGACGGACGCCCCGAACGGCTTTAAATATTACGAGCGTGAAGCTCTTGAAACCGATGTCTACACGGATTTCGACACCGATAACCTCAAGGCGAAAGCTATTGAGCGTTACTCCTTCGGCTGCTCGAACTTCCGTGCGGGCTGGGGTTCGCAGGGCGCTTCCTAATCGGACTCAGGGGGTGGCATCTGTCACCCCCTAACTATGGAGAAAATTAATGACTCACTTCTCTGATGGCGTCCGGGTAGGTAAAAGCTTTGCTAACAACGGCACGGCCAATCTTCCGGGTGTCCCTACCTCGCCTATCTTTGTCTACGACGTGGTTCCCGCAACTTTGTCTGCGACGGCTGTGGCCGCCGCTCAGGCCGTTGCGGCTGCGGGCAACCTTATTATTAACGGCGCTTCGGCAGCAGGTGGTGTTGCCACTCTCGACGTGCCGCGTTGCGTGTCTATAGTTTCTTCAGGGGCTGGTGATACGACGCAGGTTGCAACAGTCACGGGTACGGACGCTTACGGACTTCCAATGTCTGAGGCGATTACATTCAACGGCGTGACAACGGTTTCTGGTCAAAAGGCGTTTAGGACTGTGACTCGCGTTGCAATCTCTGCCGCGCTTGCCGGCAACGCTAGTGTTGGCTCGACGGATGCGTTCGGCCTTCCGTTTCGCGCAAATAGTCGGAACTACGTCATGACCAATTGGAACGGCGCATTTGTCACGACCGGCACATTCACCGCCGCTGACGCAACCGCTGCAACTACGACGACCGATGATGTTCGTGGGACATTTCTTGTTCCTGACGCGGCTAACGGCGCGAAGCGCTTGACCCTATGGATCAACATTTCAGATGATGATACTCAGGCTGGCGTTTATGGAGTTCCGCAAGCCTAATGTTTGGGGCGGCTTCGGTCGCCCCATTCATCTGGAGGTTATGATGCGCGCTAAGAAAGACTTTCAGTTCAAGGCCAAGCACAAAAACCCCAAGGGCGGCCTCAATGAAGCCGGTCGGAAGGCGTACAATGCAGCCACTGGAAGTAACCTTAAACGCCCGCAGCCCGAAGGCGGGGCTCGTCGTGATAGCTTTTGCGCCCGATCCGCCGGACAAATGAAGATGTTTCCTGAGGCAGCTAAAGATCCGAAGTCTCGGCTTAGGCTGGCCCGCAAAGCGTGGAACTGCTGATATGCGCTCAAAGAAAAAATGGATTTCTGATGCAATTCGAAAACCGGGGTCGCTTCGCTCGGCGCTTGGTGCTAAAAAGGGTGAGCCGATCCCTGCTGGTAGGCTAGCGGCTGCAGCTAAGAAGCCCGGCTCAATTGGTAAAAAGGCCCGTCTTGCTGAAACGCTGAAGGGGTTTAAATAATACGATCTCGCTTATGGGCCTGATCACTATAGAGAAAGAGTTGTAATATGTCTGGCCAGTCTCCTCTTGTCGATCCTGAAACCAACGGTAACATCCCGGCCTCCGGCGTGCCCGGCTCAGGAACTCCGGGCGCTCAGTATTTTGCTCCAGCCCCTGTTGCTCAAGACCCAGTGGGTAAACTGCGCATCTCCACGCCGCAGGCACTTATTGACACTGACTTCGAATACGGACAGCAGCCCACCAAGTGGGAAACCATTAGCCTCCAGAATAATCGGCAGAGCGTATACTTTATTCCGCAGTCACCCCTGACAATCAGCTCGATCACTGGTTCTGGTACGACAATGACAATTGCCGGGACTTTTACGGTTGCGGCAAACACGCCTATTTTTATCCAGAACGCAGCCAACCCTAACGCCAATGGCTGGTGGTGGACTGTTTCCGGTGGCACAAACACAATGACGGTAACGACTGCCGCCGCTGTAGGTGCCAGCAATTGCTTCAATGCGGCCCTAACATATGTTTATACCGGCCTCTTCTACAGCGGCTGCGGAATCGGACTGTCCTCGACTGGCGCGTTTACGAACGCGGGGAATACGATCACCTGCACTACGACGTCTGCTCACGGCTTGAATCCGGGGTCTTTTATTTATGTCCGTGGCACGACTTCGAGCGCTGGCGGCATCATTAACGGGGCATGGGTTGTATCCACCGTCCCGACCAACAACACTTTTACATTTGTTGTTCCCATACCCCCCACGGGCACGCTAACCAACGTAGCCGATAACCTCACGCTTTACGCCCGTCCTGCGGGCTATACAGAGATGCGCTCATTTGATGGCGGCATAGCATTTTCGGCTGGGTCGGGAGCTTCAAATTCGCAGCTTATTCGCCAAACTCGTCGATACTTTCGCTATCAATCAGGCAAGGGCATTCAGTTTTCAACGGGCACGTCTCTGAAGCCCGCATTATTTGTTACAAACGTGACATCATCTGGAAAGACCGTAACGGTCAACACCCGGTTTGCTCATAATATAGCAGTCGGGACCACGATCATTGTCGCGAATTGTGACCAGATCGCATACAATGGGACATGGAGGGTTCTCTCCGTTCCGACAGCAACGTCGTTGACATATACTGCAGATGACACGCCTAGCGCATCCCCCGCCACAGGATTTCCAATCCGGGTCAGCCCGGATACGTGGTATGGATCATCTAATCGCATAGGTATGTTTGATACTCAGAATGGCCTATTCTTTGAATATAATGGTCAAACCTTATACGCGGTGTGGCGTCAGAGCGTTAACCAGATTAAAGGCCTTTCTACGGTTACGAATGGATCAGCTATAGTAAACGGCTCGGGCACCACATATAGCAGTGAACTGAAGCCGGGTAATTTTATTGTTATTCGCGGCCAATCCTACCGTGTTCTTAATATTATCAGTGATACGCAAATGCTTATCACGCCGGAATATCGCGGCACCACGATCAATGTTACGGGCTCTGGCGTCATCATTTCAAAGACGGTTGACACGCGCATTCCGCAATCTGAGTGGGACGATAGGCTTGATGGCACGGGCCCATCAAGATATAAGATCGACCTTACCCGCATGCAGATGTTCTACATCGATTACTCTTGGTATGGTGCAGGCTTTGTTCGCTGGGGACTTCGCACCAAAACCGGGCAAATCGCTTACGTTTATCAGCAAACCAATAACAATTCTCAGTACGAAGCCTACATGCGCTCCGGTAATATGGCTTCTCGCTATGAGTCAAATGGCACATCGGCGGTTACTCATTTGACCTCTAGCCTTGACACTGGCGCGGCGGGCACGATTATTAACGTCGCAAGCACAGCTGGCTTTGCCCCTGCAGGCACGATGAGGGTGTCGGAAGCTGGTGCAACTGGGGTTGTCGAATTCATATCATATACGATAACCAGCCCAACCAGCTTTACGGTCGTTGCTCGTGCGCAGGCTGGGGGGCAGGCCACAGCCAAGTCCTTCACCTACTCCGCCACGGCCCCGGTGGCTGTTGAATTTGCTTCTCCAGACACGCTTGCTTCGTTATCTCACTGGGGCTCATCAGTTATCATGGACGGCCAGTTTAACGATGATAAATCGCTGGTGTTCAACTATGGAACGCCGGCCCCTATCACAATTCCCAATGGCTCCACCGTGCCTATTTTGGCTATTCGCGTGGCTCCATCGGTTGATAATGGCACTACGGGACTGCTGGGGGCAAAAGAAATTATCAATCGCATGCAGCTTCAGCTTTCAGACATGGCTGCAGTCTCGTCCGGTGCATTGCTTGTTAACTTAGTTCTTAACGGATTCTGCACGGGGTTTAGCGGCTCGTTCGGCTCTGTAGCTACCGGGTCTCAGATTTCATCCTCCCTCGCGCAGATCGCAGTTAATACAAATAACGCTGCAACCATCACTGGAGGCGAGTCTGTCACGGCACTATATTCCAGCGGCGTCAACTCCATCGACCTTGGAAACGTCCGGGATCTTGGCACCTCGATCCTTGGCGGAGGGACGACGAACGCGGTCCCAAATTCGCAAGCTGGATTTTATCCTGACGGTCCCGATATTCTTTATGTTGTGGTTAATAATAATAGCGGTGGACCCGTCACCCTCAACGGCGTTCGGTTGAATTGGAAAGAGGCGCAGGCGTAAGCCAACGCAACATTGTCATGAAAGGAATAAAATATGATTACTCGAGCATACACAAACGCAGCCGATGAACGCCAAGAAATTTCCTTGAGCCCTGCGGAGTGGGAGGACTACACTGATGAAAAGCTACAGAAAATGCTGGGCTTCGACGTTGACGTTCCCGCTAAGCCCGACAAGCCCGCTAAGTCCGCTAAGGCATCTGGTTAATGCGCGGAAAGAAAGAGGTTTGGGAAAAACCACGCCCCAAAGGCTTAGGTGATCCCAAGCCTCTCTCGCCAGCTCAAAAACAAAAAGCTAAATCTATTGCTCAAAAGTCAGGAAGCAAGTATCCTTCATTGGTGGCCAACATGCAGGCGGCGAGGAAGATATGACCACGAGCGGAACCTATACGTTTGGAACGAGCGAGCAGATCGACATCATCACCGAAGCGTATGAGCGCATCGGACGACCTCCCTCGACCCTATCATCTAACGACATAGATAGCGCGCGCCGCTCGATCAATTACCTGTTCTCGGATTGGGCTAATAACGGACCTAATCTCTGGGCCGTAGATCTTCAGAGCATCCCCCTGACCCCCGGAACGCTCTATTACGACCTCCCGGTTAACACCGTTTATATCCTTCAGGCGTACACTCGCATCACCACTGGCGGTGTAGCCAACGACCTGATGATGCAGGCAATCAGTCGCGCTGAGTATGATGCCATTCCAAATAAGTCACAGGCCGGTCAGCGGCCCTTTCAATTCTATTTGCAGCGGACGAGCACGCCGCGCATTTACCTATGGCAAGTCCCGCAAGGCGCGGGCGTCACCCTGTACTACCATCGAATGAAAGTGCAGGAAGACGCTGGAGCATTCACTGACAGTATGGACGCGCCGAACCGATGGATGGAGGCAATCGCCTCTGGCCTTGCGGCAAAGCTATCTGTGAAGTTTGCACCCGATAGGTTTGAGCCCCTTCAGGGCCTTGCAGATAAAGCCTACGCCGCCGCTGCCGCCGAGGATCGCGAGCGCGTTCCTCTTCGCATCACAATAGATATGCAGGGGTATTAAATGCAGTACGGATTCGGACGTGGGCGCAAGCGCAGGACTCAACCGAAGTTTGACGCCAAAAGCCCCCAAGGGATTGCCATCTGTGACGGATGCGGATTCCTCGTTCAGCACGCGCACCTGCGTGAGAAGAAAGACTATCGTGGTGGCACGGCCCCGGTTGGGCTTAGCCTTTACGTTTGCGCTTCTTGTGATGATGCTCCTCAGCCATATTACAAACGTCTCCTTCTGAGGCCGGACCCCGTTCCTCTGCGGAATCCAAGGCCCGACTCTCAGGATGCTCAGACCAATGAGCAAGAAGATATTGCTAATGCTTACTCGATCTCCCTCAATGAACTTTACGGGCTCAGATAATGGCAAACAAAAAGATCACAGACCTTACAGCTGCTACACTGCCGCTATCCGGTAACGAGCTTCTTGAGATTGTTCAGTCCGGTGCTAGCGCAAAGGCGACTGCGGCCTCTATTGCAGACACGTTCAGCGGCACACTGGGTGTAGCTAATGGCGGAACAGGGGCAGCTACACTTACAGGCTACGTGAAGGGTAGTGGAACATCGCCGATGACAGCCGCTGCGACAATCCCCTTTGCGGACTTAGCTGGGCGGGCTTTTGGAGAGCCATTAAGTACGGTCGATCAGACTGGAAGCATCTCTGCCGCAACAGCTGTTACATTCAACACTGATTTAACAGGCACTGGTATCAATGTGGTTTCCAACACTCAAATTACGATTACTGCCGCTGGCACGTACATGTTTGCGCCAAGTATTCAGTTTGTAAACTCTTCCGGTGCTGACCACGACGCAACTGTCTGGTTCCGCAAGAATGGAACCAATATTCCCAACTCAGCCACGATTATCACAGTTCCAAAGTTATCGGATGGTGGCGCTACCGTGTTTAGCTTGACGTTTTTTGACACTGTTACGGCAGGCCAGTACATTGAAATTATGTGGCTGCCTGAAAACGTAGCTGTAACAATTGAAGCCACAGCAGCCGGCGCAATCCCCCCAGCTATTCCATCAATTATCTGTCCTGTGATGCGGATCGCGTAATGATCGAGCAACTCATCTCTCGCGTCTTTTATGCACGCAACCTCGCTCACTTTTCGCACTGGCGCGCCAAGGGTGAAGGTAGCTTTTCTAAGCACATGGCACTGGGAGAGTTTTATGATGCTGTCATTGATGCAATTGACCCTCTGGTTGAAGCGTATCAAGGGGCCTATGATCTAATCGGCAACATCCCAGCCTTAGAGGAAATGCAGAAAGATCCACTAAAATGCTTCGAGGCTGACGCTGAGTGGATCGAAAAGAATCATGAGCGGATATGCAAGGGGAATAGGGCGGTCGCAAATCTGATCGACACGCTGACGAGTGTGTATCTTTCTGCAATTTATAAGCTGAGAAACTTAAGGTAGGGTTAGCAACCGTACGAGGGTTGTTGACCTATTATGGATGTGTTATTAACGAAGCGTTATAAGGAAAGGAATTTTTATGGTTCTTGGAAAGCCCCCCGGAAAAGCAGCTTTAACAGCTAAGGTGATGGTGCCTGAGATGGACTTAGCCCGGCTGATTGATCAGATCGAGACAGAGGCCCAGATCATGTTGCAGTTGGCAAATCAGGCCCGCAAGTTGTTACCTAAAAAAGTGTGATCCATGTTGACGATATCCGCCACCTATAACTTATTCTTTTGGCCCATCGCTATACTTTGCCTTTTAAAAGGTGCGTATACTTACGATTGGGCATTAACTAGATTAAGTTTGGTGGCAGTTATCGGAGAATTAGTTATGCGCGCCTATGATTTCTTCGTTGACGAGAAGATAATAGCCGCATTTTCTTTTGGAGTTATCTATCTTAGCGTTTACGTAGGACAATGCGTCCTTGTGACAGTGAAGCCCCCATCTAAATACTGCGCCGTTGGCGGCGGTATCTTTTTAGCAGGTGCGACTACCTCTGTGGTGTATATTTTTTTCCGCAAAGGTTATGATGCGGATGTATTGTTTTGGTATAATAACGTCATATTGGGGTGGATTTTGATTTTACTCTTGGCGTGGGGATTGTTGGGGGATGGTATGCAGCGTGCTATCTATGGCTTTGGGGGTCGCGCTGCTTCGCTGGCTATTAAGCCGCGTCGTAACAAGTTGGCTGAATGATGAGCCGCGAAAGCGAAGACGATCTGAAGATCTCGACTAACGCAGTCACGATCACAGTCGCGGTGGCGTCCTTGGTATTATCTATAGTTATGGCCGCCAGTGGATTTGCAAAAGACGATGACGCGCATGAGCGAGAGCAGGATGATCGTATATGCGCAATGGAGGCCCAGCTTCGCATAGGTGGGAAGTGCTTTTCAGGACAGCACGGCAACTCCAAAGGGGATTAATTCAAAGGGGTAGATAAATGGAAGATCAGCTTATTACGGCGCGCATCAAGGCCCTCATGGTGGCGGCTTATACAATGGCGTTTGTTATTGGCGTGATCACCCTCGCGATGGTTGCTGGGATGTTCAATGCAAATGTGGATAACGAGAAAGTCTTTAGCCTTCTCGGCTACGTCATGACATCTGTTGTGAGTGCTGTGGCTGGCTCCTATGCTACCTTGATGGGCATGAAGGGTGAGCTTCAGATCACTGAAGTTGACGATGACCCCGAACCCGCTCCTCGTCCAGCCGGCACTCCATCCGACAACGACGATGATGACGACATGGAGCCTTGGGAAAAGTACCGCCACGATCTACGCTGGGACGCTAATGGCGATGGGCAAGTTACGGAAGAAGATTTTCCTGACTGGCGAGGTGCTGGCAAATGAGCCTGATTGAACTGCAAAAGAAAATCGGAGTAACGGCAGATGGTGCGTTTGGGCCGGGAACACTCAAGGCGGCGGCGGCCTATTACAAACTATCGCCCAACCGGGCTGCGCATTTCTTTGCTCAAACAGCGCACGAAAGCGGCAACTTCAAGACGTTCAAAGAAAACCTGAACTACGGCTGGAAGGGGTTGCGGACGATCTTCGGTAAGTATTTCCCGACTGAAGGCATGGCTAAAAATTATGAGCGTCAGCCAGAGCGGATTGCTAACCGCGTCTATGCCAACCGCATGGGCAACGGTGATGAGGCGTCTGGGGATGGCTGGAAGTTCCGTGGACGTGGATCGTTGCAACTCACCGGAAAATCTAACTACCAAGCCTTTGCCGACTATATCGGTCGCCCAGACGTGATGAAGAACCCTGATCTGGTTGCGACGGAACTCTGTTTTGAAAGCGCCTTATGGTTCTTTGACACGAACAGGTTGTGGTCGATCTGCGATAAGGGCGTGAACGACGCTGCGATCCATGAACTAAGCTCCCGGATTAATGGCAGCAAGAACCCGCACGGCCTCGATGACCGCCGCATGAAAACCAAGAGATTCGCGTCATGGCTCTCCTGAAAGGATGCTTCGAAAATGCTACCGTTTAATCCGATCATGGGCTATGTGGCGGTGGGCGCGCTTGTTGTTGGCGCTGCCGCTGGCTGGACAATTAAAGATTGGCAATGCGATTCCGCCTATTCCAAGGCTCTGGAAAAAGCTGAAAAGCAGCGCCAGCAAATGCAAGGAAAGATAGATGAAGCTTCCTTTATTTACCAAGCCGCACGAGATCAAGCCGATGTGGTGGTCGCCGGAGAGCGAGAAACGATCCGCGAGATATACAAGACTTTGCCTGCTGTCCCTACTGACTGCACTCCTGATCCTCGTATTGTCGGGCTGCTCGAAAGCGGTATCAATCGCGCCAATGCCGCTGCCTCCAGCGAATCTGGCAAGTAACTGCCCGCCCCTCCCTGCACCACCTGCCGTACTAACTGATCCTGATCGGGCTATTTGGGAGGTGGATATAATTGCCAAGTATGGCGATTGCGCCCTTCGCCATAGGCTGACAGTTGAAGCTTGGAGGCAGGCGGTCAAGTCCAAGTGACATGTAAAGTATATCTATTCAAAACAAAAAAAATGCGATAAGGTCGGCTCATGCCAACTGCGATGACGTATAACAGCCTACTCGATGACCTCAGGGCCTACCTTGAGCGCGGGGCGACGTTGGCAACAGACCCCACTGTTTATGATATGCTTCCGACGCTTATTGGCATGGCCGAGCGCCGACTTGCTCGTGAGCTTAAAATTCAAGGGACGGTTAATGTCGTCACCATGTCACTCACTGCTAACCAATCAGTCTATGAAAAGCCTGACCGTTGGCGTGAGACCGTCAGCATGTCTATTGGAACTGGGGTTGGGAACAATACGCGATCTGAGGTTTTCCCTCGCGCCTATGAATATATTAGAAGCTACTGGCCAAACCCAGACTTAACTGGAACGCCAAGATTTTATGCGGATTATGACTATTCACATTGGTTGATCGCCCCCACCCCGGCCAGCGAACTGCCAATGGAGATTTTGTATAACGAGCTTCCTCCAATGCTCGATGATGCGAATCAGACAAACTGGTTCACTGAGTACGCGCCGAACGCGCTGCTTTACGCAACTCTTCTTGAGACGGCTCCGTTCCTTAAAAACGACGAGCGCATTGCAACTTGGGAGGGGTTCTATAATCGTTGCGTCGCGGCCCTTAACGGTGAGGACATTCGGCAGATTTCTGATCGTGGCATAATTCGCAGGGAAGACTAATATGGCGTTTACAGAAACCTTTGGTGGAACCACCATCTATCCATCGTCCGTCAGCTACCGGGCAATCAGCCTGTCTGCGAACGTAACGCTTTCATGGCCTTTGGAAACCGCGACAAACCAGAACATTGTCGCACAGATTATGGATGTCACGCCGAGCGGATCTGGCTTCACAATCAGAATGCCCCCCGCGAATGAGGCAGGCCCCGGAGAGACCGCCCTCTTCTTTAACGCTGGCTCGTTTAACTTCACGGTTGCGGATAATGCTGGCAACACGATTGTCTCCATTGCTCCCGGTCTTGCATATCAGGTGTATCTGCGCACGAATACGACGGTTGCCGGCCTGTGGCGCACGACGCAGTTTGGTGCAGGAACATCGTCGGCAACGGCTGGCTCTCTGGTGGGCGCTGGCATTAAAGCGATCAACACAACGCTTAATCAGTCTATGGCTGTGAGTAGCCTTTCTGTTAACTACACCGCTGGTCCATCTGATCGGTCATCTGCAATTCTATGGACCGGCGGCGCTGGAACAATCACTCTTCCGGCGGCATCGACCGTTGGCAATGACTGGTTTTTCCATGTCCGTAACGGCGGGACTGGAGCTATTTCATTGGCGACAACCGGCGGTGAGTTTATCAACGGCACGACTTCAGCCGCATTCAACCCCGGCGATAGCGCAATTATTGTTTGCGACGGATCAAAGTATTTTACGATTGGGTTCGGTCAAGCCCCTGAGTTCTTGTTTGATTATGTGTCGATTGACCTTACCGGGCAAGCGTCTCCCTATACTCTAGTTGGCGCAAACCTTAACCGAATCTCGTATCAGTTCAGCGGCGTACTCACGACGAATATGGTGGTCATCGTCCCGGCGACAATCCAACAATACTGGGTAGGAAACTCTACAACGGGAGGGTCTTACACCCTGACGGTTAAGACTGCCGCCGGAACCGGCGTTGCGGTAGCTCGGGATTCTCGCTCCATTCTTTATTGTAATGGCACCGATGTCGTTATCGCTGACACGGGCGGCATTGGACTTCCGATCCTTGTCTCTCAGGGCGGCACGGGGGCTACGACGCCTTCCGGCGCACGTACCAATCTTGGCGCAACATCTGTTGGTAATGCGGTCTTCATAGCTGTTGATGATGTTGCGGCTCGCAATGCAATCACTGCGGCTAAGAGCGGCGCGAACAGTGATATTACCAGCCTAACCGGCCTGACAACTCCTTTAAGCGTCGCTCAGGGTGGCACGGGCGTTACCACGTCAACTGGTAGTGGTAGCGTTGTGCGAGCGACATCACCGACTCTCGTTACTCCGATCCTTGGCGCTGCAAGTGCGACCAGTATTGCGATGTCGCTCGGCTCTGCTGCGGCCCCGTCTATCACGTTCACGGGTGATACGAATACGGGCATTTTTTCCCCCGCCGCTGACACCATTGCATTTACCAAAGGTGGCGTGGAGGCTGCGCGCATCGACCCTAGTGGAAACTTCGGGATCGGGACGAGTTCGCCGGGCTACCGCCTCGACATCGCATCCGCTGACACAACTGCGGGCCTTGGATACGCCATGCGTATTCGTGGAAATTTGACCGCTGCTGCTGGGACGATTCAGTTTACTGACAGCACCTCTTCCGCGCAATGGGGCTTTTTGGCTGTAACGTCCACAACTGTAACACTGGAATGTTCAAGCGCGGGGTCTATAATTTTTCGCACTAATGCCGTCGAGCGCGCTCGCATCGGTAGCACGGGGATTATGCATGTTAACACGACCGCAACTCCATCAGCTGGAACACCAAGGTTGGTTGTTAATGGCGGAATCTCCGGTGTGGGGACGGTCACAATTAACAGCAGCACGGCCACGACGATTGCTGAGGGGTCAGGGCTGCTTTTGCTTATTCGCAATAACACCTATGGTGGAACGGCGGTGGTTCAATACGAAAACACCGCAACGCCAATCATCATTGCCACTTCAGGCGGCACAACATTTCAAACGGGAACGCCATCTGGTGGCTCCCAAATCCAATTGACCAATCGGTCTGGAAACCTTGGTGTCGCCGCGCTGGCATCTGGTGACCGGAACAATAGCGTATTAAGTGTTACTATTCTGCAGACTTTCTAATAGGGGCAATAAATGGCAATCACGTACGCATGGGACATCGCCCAAATGGAAGTTTATCCAACGCAAGCCGGGCGGACGAATGTTGTCTTTAACATCCATTGGAAGTTAAGGGGTGTTAGCGGCATAGCGTCTGGGAGCGCCTATGGTATGCAAGAGATTGCCTTGAATTTGGGCCTGCCGCATATTCCATATACGTCCATTACAAAAGCTCAGGCCTTGGGCTGGATTCACGCCGCTATGGGTTCGGCTCAGGTCGCGGCCCACGAGGCGAATGTGGCAAAACAGATTGCCGATAAACTTAACCCGCCCGTCGTCACGCCAGCCCTTCCGTGGGCTGCTAGCTAAGGCGAACGTGAATGTTGCAGCCTGTCATCATAAAATCGAAACCCGGCATTAAGCGTGACGGAACGAAGCTCGAAGGTGATTATTACGTTGACGGGCAGTGGGTTCGTTTTCAGCGCGGACTGCCTCGTAAGATCGGCGGGTATCGTCAGGTAAGCAATTACATGAACGGAATCGTCCGGCAAATCCACACACAGGCTCTGAACAACTTTGTTTACACCCACGTTGGCAGCGAGAATGGCGTCCAGCAATTTACGATTGACACCACTGGCAATACGAGCGCTCCAATAGATCGCAGCCCAATTGGGTATGTCGCGAACGGAAACTTCAATTGGATGCTTGATGCCATGAATGATGGGGCTGGCGGCGGAAGCGTGGTAATCGCTCACGCCGCAGAGACACTTCTCGACATTTCTAACGGCACAGACTATCCGGCATATATTGGAAATATATATGGATCTGCTCCACTAACTGAGATCCCAACGACTGGGGTTTCTGGTGGCGTCGTCGTCCTCCATCCGTATCTGTTTATGTATTCCAGCAACGGATTTATTAAGTGGTCGGACGCGAATGATCCAACGAACTTCACGACGGGCGATGCGGGTGATGCGTTCATTGCCTCCTCGAAGATCGTCAAGGGCCTCCCGCTTCGTGGCGGTGGTCAGAACCCGGCAGGGCTGTTCTGGGCGCTAGACAGCGTGATCCGCGCTTATTATACTGGCGGGGACGACGTATTTAAGTTTGACACGATCACATCGGCAAGCTCGGTTCTGGCGGCAAATGGGATCATCGAATTCGACGGTATTTATTATTGGGCCGGGATTGACCGCTTCCTGATGTATAACGGCGTCGTCCGTGAAGTTCCGAACGACCTGAACATTAACTTCTTCTACGACAATTTGAACTTCGCCTATGCCAACAAAGTGTTTGCCTACAAGGTTCCGCGCTTTGGCGAGATCTGGTGGTGCTTCCCGAAGGGTGAAAGCACCGAGCCAAATCATGCGGTTATCTACAACGTCCGGGAAGGTACGTGGTATGACACAGCCCTTCCTAACTATGGTCGATCAGCGGGGGTTTACGCTCAGGTTTTCCAGTCCCCATTTCTTGCCGGGGTTGAGCCTATTGTTCCCGGCGAGGGAGAGTTGCGCATCACTGAGGCAAGCGATAGCCGCATCACAGAAGTCGATAGTGATTTCCGCATTACGGACACGGGGTTTACGCGCTATAAGATTTGGCGTCATGAGACTGGCGTAGACCAGGTTGATGGGGCAACGATCAATGCAATTCAAAGTTACTTTGAAACTGGCGACATAACGCTAATGACATCCGATCCGCCACGATCTCGCGCGATCCACGTCAGTATGATTGAGCCAGATTTCGTGCAGTCCGGTGACATGACGGTTCAAATCACAGGGCGTATCAATGCTCGTTCGCCGGAGGTGAGGGGCCCTATCATGACGTTCCCAGATCAGCCTACAACGCCAGAGAAGGAGCAAGTGTTCTTTAAGGAGCAGCGGAGAGAGATGCGCTTTAGATTTGAGAGCAACACGATTGGCGGGGATTACCAGATGGGGCAGGTTATAGGCCACATTCAACCGGCTGATGGAAGGTATCAGAGTTAAAATGATCGGCGTTGATCCTCGCGGCATTGATCGGTTCATCGACTGGGCTGATTATATGTACACTGAGATTCAGGAGTTTGGCGTCGTTTCGCAGATGATGCCCGGTGCCAACTGGCAGGACTGGGCGGCTGGATTGTTGGCCATAAATAAGATAGCTGAAATCGGCGCTCCTAATCCATATCAGTTTGATGACTGGAAAATCTGGGCAATGCGGTTTATACAGATGCTGAATAGCAGTGATGGTGGCTCCTGATGGCAATAGATATTGAAGCACTTCGTAATCTGGGAATGTCCGATGAAGAGATCGCGCAGATTGCCAACTTTAGTCCGTCACAGCTTAACATGGGCATTTTAGCCCCTAATGTTGGCGGTTATGGCGGTGAATACAGGACATTTGACGCGCCTCTTTCCAACAAAGGCAATCCAACTTCTAAGATGGGCAATAACCAGATTTTTATTGCTCCGCAGACACAGGTTCGCTTGGTAAATAGAGCGACTGGCGAAGTTGTAGTGCAAGGCGTGGGTTATGACGCGGCGCAACAGGCGATTGACGCGGCCAAGGCGCTAACGGCAAGCGGTGGCAATAAGGCAAATTGGCAAATTCAGACAGCCGCTCCGGGTGAGGGGGCGTTCTCCGTTGCCGCAAACGAAAAAAGAAACAAGAGTGTTCTTGGCAAGATTGCTGATATTGCCCTTCCCGTTGTTGGAGGCCTTTTAGGGGGGCCATTAGGTGCTGCCGCCGGGTCCACTGCGTCCAGCGCTGCACAGGGCCGTGGTTTAGGGGCAACACTTCTCCGCGCTGGCATCGCTGGCGGCACAGCCGCGCTAATGCCCGGTGGTCCGTCGCCATCCGGTGCGGCAACGCAAACAATCGGGCAGACTACTGGCCAAGCGGCAACGCAAGCGGCTAGCCAAGCGGCTACACAGGCGGCAACGCAAGCGGCGGACGATATTGTCGTAAATGCAATCATGTCGTCCCTTTTAAACCAAGCCGCTGGCGGGGCTGTTGGTGGCCTTGCGTCATCAATCGTTCCCTCATTTTTTGACAGCGCGCAACTATCCAACACCGCTCCGACGCAAACGCAATCGGCTCCAGCTTCCGCCGCATCACCCGCAACGGCATTTCCAGACGAAATTATTGTGAAAGCCAAAGACGCCGCCCCGATAACTTTTGGCGATGTGTCCCCCTTGTTATTGCCGGGCGTTGGTGCTGCATTAGGCTCATCCATCGCGTCAACTGCAACTCCTGATTTGGCACAGGTAACTCCTGAAGATAAGAGTTTGCTTGATCGCATCGCATCAAACATGGGAGCATCTGAGTATCTGACAGCTGCTTCGCTCTTGGGTGGCGCGGTCGCTGGTGGAGGGGGCGGGGGCGGCGCTCGCCGGCCTGACACGAGTGGTATAAACTTTACGAAAACCACGCTGAGGCCGACCGTCTCGGCTGTTGGGATTGGCGGAAATTATCCTTACACGCCGACAACCTATGGCCGTTCGGGCGGGGATCAGGAGGCTGAGTATTTGTTCTTCACGAAAGACCCGTTGACCGCAAAGGAGTCGAGCCAGACCGGAGAGCCTGCTTCAATGGTAAATCCTGCCAGCATTCCCGTTAAAAAAGAAGGCGGTGAAATCCACGAAGATATGGTAAAGCATCTCGTGGAGTATCAAAAAGGTAGCGGTCATCGCGGCCCCGGCAAGGTCACAGGGATTGGCAGCGGTCAGGAAGATCTTATCCCTGCTTGGCTCTCGGACGGTGAATATGTCTGGAGCGCGCAGGATGTTGCCGATCTTGGGGATGGCTCGACTGATGAGGGCGTGCGGCGTCTTGACAAAATGCGCCAAATGGTGCGTCAACAGGCTGGACGTAAGGAAGTTAAAAAGATTGCAAAACCCCAAAAGGGGATAGATACAATACTCAAAGCCGTTGGAGGGCTGGTGTAATGGCCGTAACAGAAACCGTCACAGAGACTAGGCTGCCTCAATGGCTTGTCGATGCTTATACTCAAAGCATTCAAAGGGCGGGCACTGCCACGAGCGCGGACTATCAGCCCTATACTGCTGGGCCGCGTATTGCCGCTTTTTCTCCGCAGGAGACTCAGGCCTATCGGATGACATCCGAAAACGTCGGGGCGTACAAGCCGTACACAAATGCTGCGGGCAACTACATTTCAGGGGCGACGAGATCTTTCACAAGCCCCGGCATCGCTTCGCAGTACATGAACCCATACACCCAAAGCGTTGTTGCGGGCATTGGCGATGCGGCTGGCCGGAACCTGTACGAGAATCTTTTACCACAGGTGAACCGCACGTTCATTGGCGGCGGCACGTTTGGCGGCAGCCGGAGCGCTGAGTTTACCGCCCGCGCAGTTCGTGATGCGAATGCTGCGGCTCTGTCGGCTCAGAATGAGGCTCTTCAAAAGGGCTATGAGAGCGGGATGGGTCAGTTTAACACTGAGGCTAATCGTTATCTCACGGCAGCAGAGCGGGCGGCAGGGCTTGGCCGAGACATTCAGGAGATGGCTGGTACAGATACGGCGGCGCTTGAGGTGGCTGGCGCTGCGCAGCGCGGCTTAGATCAGAGGTCGCTGGATCTCATGCGCGAGGATTGGGAGGGTCAGCGCGATTACGATTATTTGCAGGCCAAGCGCTTCGGAGATATTGTCGGTACGCCAAGCGCAAGTGGGGCTGGCACGCGATATGAAACCGCTCCGGGGCCAAACAGAACGGCGTCTACAATCGGCGCAATCGCCACTGGCATTGGGGCTCTTGGAAGTCTATTCGGCAGGAAGAGGAAGGAAGGCGGCCCGATCACCGCTGATGGCAAGCGCAATATCAAGCATCCGATGCACGGGCTTGGTTGGTTAAAGGATGTTAAGTAATGGCCTTTATATCTGAAGAAGATCGCAGGCGCGCCCTCGCCCTTATGGCTCAGCAGCAGGGCTTAAGCGGAATCTTCATGCGCCCACCCCCTCCAGTTCAAGCGACGCCATCCACGCCCCTTCCGGGGATTCCTCTGGATAGCCCTGTGGTGGCTCCTCAGATGTCTCAGTATGACGAGTTCGCACCCGCCCGTATGTTAATGCAGAGGGCTCCTCAGCGGTTTGCCCCAACTGGGGTTAAGGGTATCGACGATGAATTGACACGTCGCTCTGAAAGTCAGCGGACTGGCGCTGAGAACTTCATGGGCATCATTGAGGGCGCTCAGGCCGACCCTCGTGTGATGGCCATTCTTCAGGCTCAGCGCGAGCGCTCTCAAAGAGAAATGGCTGAACTTGATAAAGATAAGAAGCGGTCTGGATGGGATGCTCTGGCACGCGCCGGCATTGCAATGGCAAAGAGCAATAGCCCGTATTTTGTGCAAGCTCTGGCGTCTGGCATGGAGGCCGGCCTTGAAGGGCTTGATGAAGCCAAACTGAAGCGCGACGAGAAGCGCTCACGACTTCAGGCGGCTGAGGAAAATACGATCCTCGCCGAGATTAAGGCGAAGCAAGAAGCGCAGGATCGTTCTGTCAGCATTTACAACGCGGCTATTGCTGCTGGCAAGACCGAGAGCCAAGCCCGCGATGAAGCTATTAAGAGTGCGGTCGCGGTGAATACACTGCCTCAGCAGCTTCGCTTGGCCGATCTTGAAGTTGAGACTGCTGAAGCCACTCTCGCGAATAAAAAGGCTGATACCTTCCGTACGCTGAATCCTGTTCGCAGTGGTGGCGGCGGTGGCGGCGGTGGTGGCAGTGGTGGCAGAGGTGGCCGGAAGCCTATGACTGAAAATCAGCGCCTGACAAAAATTGCGCAGCTTAATAGGGAGCGCCGTGCCGCGATAGTTGATCTTAACACACCGGGCGTATTTGCCAGTCAGAAAAAGGCTCTTGAGGACGCGATTAGAGCTATCGATACTGAGCTTGAGTCGTTGAATAGGGCCAGTCCGTTACCGGCAAAACCAGCTTCACCAAAGGCTGCTTTCGTGTATATTCCCGGCAAGGGCCTACAGCCAGTTAAATAAAGGGGTCGTCGATGCCTGTCGTTTTTGTTCCGGGTAGGGGGAATATCCAATTCCCGGACAACATGACTTCATATCAGATTCAGCTTGCTATTGAGCGAGAGATCGTTCCCGGTCGTAAACCGGAAACCATTAGCGCGCCTAAAAAGCCTGAGGCTTCGATCTCCAGCGTATTAAAGGGTGCTGGGCAAAATCTCATGCTTGGCCTTAAGAATGTTAGAGAGGCAGTAAAGCAGATTACTCCGGGAGATGTTATTGAAAGCGGCCTTGTTACGGCTGGTAAGGTATTAACGGCCCCTCGGATTTTGCAGGACAGCCTACTTGATACGATTGGTATTGGCGGAAAGACACCGCCACCGCCATCACCGAGTGGTCCGCGTGTCAGTGAGATTATTAATCAGGCGATTGGCCTCGGTAGTCCTGAGCAGCGTGCGCGCCAAGCCGCTGAAAAAGCGCGGCGCGCTGAAATTTATGGTGCCGTTGCCGCGCGCTCACCCGGGGAACAGCGCAGGTTATCGCAGCAATCTAAGGCAGCCGCCGCGAAACCTGAGTTTGATTCCATCATTGGTGAGGGCATTTACAGCGGGGTGTCGTCACTTGCGCAGATGGCTCCGGGTGTTGCAGCGTCTGTACTGACTCGCAGCGCCACGCCAGCTCTGGCTTCCGCTGGTATGCTATCTGCCTCCGATCAATACTTTAATGTTTTGGATCGTGGTGGAACGAAGGAGGAGGCATTACTGGCTGCGCAGTTAACTGGAGCTACCGAAGTCGCCACTGAAATCTTGCCAATGGGGGCGGTCGTTAAAAACCTTGGTAAAGTAGGTGTTACTAAGTTTCTAAGGAACTATCTGGGCAAAGACTTGCCGACCGAACTGGTCGCAACGATCACGCAGAACGCCATCGACACTGCGATTGCAAATCCTGATAAGACATGGGCAGATTACTTTAATGAACTACCCTCCGACCTTGGCGTCACGGCAATATCTACACTTGTTCCGGGCGCTGCGTTGGGTGCAGTCAACAAGGGCCTTCAAGTTGCATCAAAGTTTTCTGGGGAGTCTCAGGCTGAAGAGGAGGCCGCAGCTCCAAGCACGCCGCCTCCGGCTGACATGGAGGCTCTTAACAAAGCGCTTGGCCCAGTCGGCGGAAAAATCACGCTACAAGAGCCGTCAGGCCCGCAGGAATACACGTTTGAAGGCTTCGACGAGGATGGCGGCATCGTCCTGTCAGATGTAGATGGCTTAACATTCTCTGAAGACCCAGATCAGATCCAAGCCGCAATGAAGGTTGGCGTCGCAGACTCCGAAGAAGGAGTGGGCGGCATGGCTTTTGGTATGGATATTACTGAAGGCTTGCCTGATGTGGTTGCGCCTCTGCCACCTTCGCCTGTCGCCGCGCCTGAGCCGACCGCTGCGCCAGTCATCACTGAGCCTGTACGGGAGCCTGAACTTCCACCTCCACCACAAGAGAATGTTCGCACAGTTACAACTCCCGGTGGATCAAAGGTAAATACCGCATTTGAAGTTGTCGATGCTGCCGATCTTGCCACCGCTACGGGTGATCTGCAAAACCGCGACCGCAGCCGCGCTGCCACTGATATGCAGGTTCAGGACATCTTTTCTAACTTTGACCCCGAGCGCCTTGGGGAAAGCCTTGAGAGTGATCGCGGTTCTCCCATAATTGGCCCTGATAACACCGTCGAGAGCGGCAATGGTCGCGTCATGGCAATCAATAAGGTGTATGCTGAGTCCCCTGAGAGGGCTGAGGTGTATCGTAAATTCATTGAAAGTCAGGGCTTTGACACATCCGGGTATGAGCGCCCAGTTTTAGTTCGTCGCCGCACTGATCCGATGACACCTGAGGAGCGCTCGAAGTTTGTCCGAGAAAGCAATATGGATACGAAGTTGCGCCTCAGCACCAGTGAGCAGGCTGGTACAGACGCAGCTGCCCTGACGGCTGATGTCATGGGCCTTATGGCATCACCGGATGTTAATCAGGCGGTTAACCGTGATTTTGTTCGTGGCTTCTTGTCTAAACTGCCAGCGCAGGAGCAGGCTGGATTTTTGGACAAGACAGGCAATCTGTCTGCTGAAGGTTCTCGCCGCCTGCGCACCGCGATCAAGGCGTCCGCTTATGGCGACGCTGACCTTATCAACGCGCTCGATGAATCTCAGGACAACAACATTAAGAGTATTGGCGGCGCGATTGAAGATGTAGCTCCGACATGGCGCACGATGCGCGATGGCGTCGCTGAGGGCCGAATACGGCCAGAAATGGATGTAACGGAGCAGCTTGTTGAGGCTGCAAAGATTGTGCGTGATGTTCGCAATCGCGGCCAGAAGATCAATGACTTCCTCACACAGCAGGATGCGTTCAACCCGCTTGACCCCATTACCGAGCGGTTCATTCGTTCATTCTATAACCAGAAAAACGGGAAGGCCGCAGGACGAGATGCTATTGCCGACGTTCTTAGTAAGTATGCCCGCAGGGCGGCTGAACAGACGACTGAAGAAAAGCTGTTTGCAAACGAACCCTTTACCCCTGAGCAGGTTTTGGATAGCAGCATGGATGGCGACGGTGCTCGGCAGCCTGATATGTATGAAATCAACAAACAGGCAATGGAAGCCATCCTCAACGGCACGCCTGATCAGATGCGGAATGCGGTTGCAAAGGCGCAAGAACCCTACGATAAGATCATCGCCGAGGGCGCTGACCTACAGAAAAAAAATCGAGGATGTGACTAATGATAGGTGCAAACTGCTCCCTTGATATAGATGATGTTGCGCTGAAAAATCCGCCAGAGCCGCCAGTATTTTTAGATCCAGTGCAAAATATTTCATTTAAGTCATCATGGGCTCGCCCAGCGACAGCCGTTGCCCGGCGTAGCAAGTTCTTTGCGCGAATGCACAAAGCGACGAATGACAAAACTAAAATGCGTAATCTCCTTATGGCTGACTATAAGGACATGCTGCATGAATTGAACAATATGCCGCAGGAATCCAAGGATCGGATTAATGCGGTTGTTGAATATCTTCGTTTGTCCAAAACGGCTGTTCGTGACACTGGTCGCAACTTTGCTATTAAGACCCGTGAGATTCGGCGTGAAGGCGCTGACGGCATTGAGCGTCGCGTTATTCCTGAGCTGTCAAAGCCGGGCCAGACTCTGAAACTGAACACCAATGAAACCCGTATGCTTCATGAAGTTCGGGAATATCTGGACACGCGCTATACTCTAAATGCCAAGTCACAGATGGCCGCTCTTGGCTACAATGGCGAATATAGTCGTCAGGGCATAGAGCGAGAAGTGGCGGATGGAGATTTCCGCGACGAACTTCTGCGCCTATTTGACGCCATTGAGTCGCAGCGCCTGACCTCATACATCCCATTTATGCGCTCAGGTGACACCCGCATCATGGTCTATGGGCCCGATGGCACAATCGATAGTGGGGCTTTCTTCATGCTGGATAGTATGCAGTGGCTAAAGGAATTGGTTGGCCCTAAGATCGCGAAGGCGATTCCTGATCCCGGCATTGATAAAAAGATTGCAGAAATTCAGAAAAAATATCCTGCCAGCGAAGGCTACAAAGTTATCGTAAGCCGTCGCGCTGCTGACATAAATGAGCGTCTTTCTATTGATGATCTTTCCAGCTTGGACAAGTTGATGAATCTTATGGACGCCAATGCCGGTAAGATTGTTAAGGATTATTTCGACCGAACGATGGGGGGTATGTTTTCTCAAGAAACCATTGGAGGTCTGAGCGCGGCGAACGCGGCGCAGGTTGCGCGTGGCGTGATTACCGACCTTCCCAAAAGCGTGCGCTCGGTGCTTATGGAAGACCTTATCTCAGGTTTCATGAGGCAATCTCGCGACATTCCGGGTTATGATACCAACTTCACGGATCGGCTTTTAGATTACAATCGCATCGTGGCATCGACGGTTTCGCACCGGATGTATCGTCAAGAATACTCTACAGCGTTTGAAGATTTGAAGCGCAATGTGAACAAGGCGGAGCGTGAGTATGCTGAGAAGTGGGACGAGTATGTCGATACCCCTGAGCATGTCATGTTGCGCGCTCTTAGGACGATTGGTTTTTTTGGTTCCATGTGGGGGAGTGTCTCTTCTTCAGCTGTGAACGCCATGTCGGTATGGACGATCACGGCTCCGCAGATGACGATTATGAAGAGATCAGCAGGTCTTGATATTTACAAAATGGTGCCTCAAGTCATGGCCGGCTTCCGTGGTGAGGTTGGATATGGGCTGCATGTAAATCCATATGCGATCCCCGGTTTAACTGAAGAAGAGCGCGACGCTCTTGTTCTTGCAAACAAGCGCGGAACAATTCAGGCTCAAATAAATCCTGAGCTTATGGGAATTGAAAGCGGCGTTATGGCAAGCCCCGGTGGCGCACTTAAGCAAAAGTTTAATCGCTATTTTCAATACGGCTCCAGCGTCATTTCGGTAACTGAAGAGATGAACAAGGCAGCTGCATTTATTGTGGCATATCGTTACGCCCAAGATCCGAAGGCTTTGAAAAACTGGAAGGAAGCCTACAAGGAAAACGAGCGCGCCAAGATCATTATTGAGAAGGGTTCAAATCCTTTTGATGTTGCTGAATTCATGGTGGAAACAGCGACGTTCATGGGCGGCCAGATTGAGAAGCCTCCAATCATGCGCGGCCCCGGCGGGGTTGTTCTACAGTTTTCTCAATACCCTCTACAGGTCATGTTCTTACTGTCTGAAAATCTACGCAAACAGGGTCCGCGAGGCAAAGTAGCGGGCATGTTCACGATCATGACGATGTGGACTGTGGCCGGCTTGTTGTTTGCGATTCCATTTGGCGATGACGCAATCAATATCTTCCAGTATATTTATAACAAGTTGAACGGAAGCAAGCTGGATATGCGCACTGAAGCGCAGAGAATGCTGGCTGAGATGTTTGGTGGCGACCCGGAATCTCGTCGTGATGCTGAAGCAATTCTTCGGGGGCCGTCCCGTGCATTGCTTGGCCTTAACATCAGTGAGCGCGTCGGCTTCACATCGATCATTCCTGAGTTTGAAGACGGCCTTAGCATTGTCCCGGCAATCTCCACCAGCGTCCTGAAGGTCCAAGAATATCTTGATCGTCGTAATTCCGGGGTGCAGCCAATTGGTGCTTATGTGGCCGCTGTATCGCCATTCATTGGTAAGGCACCAACTGACATTCTTAAGGGCTTCGTGCAGTACCCGCAGGAGGGCGTCAGGACGCGCTACGGCACGCTCGTCAAACCAGCTGAGGAAATGGACTTCTCAGAGCAGTTTAAGCGCGCAGCGGGCTTCCAGTCGGCTGATATTGCCCGTCAGATGCAAGCGAGGCAGGCTGGAAAAGAAATCAAAGATTCAACGCGAACAGCGGAGCGCAACAATACGCTACGCTTGGGTAAGATGCTTGCGGATATTGTTAAGGCTCAAGAGGCCGGGAGTGCTGCAAAAGCTGCGGAGCTGGAAAAGAAATTAGAAGCAGAGATGGAGGAAATCGCTCTGAAGTTTGAGGCTGACATCAACGCTGGGAAAATGGAAAAGGCGGTCAAGCCGCCGTCTTCACAGGTCTTGAGAGATGCCATGATGGCAGAGCTTTATCCACAGATGAGGCTAAATCAAGTCGGGAAGCTGAAGCGGCAAGCGTATATTGATACCGTGCGTGACATTATGGTTGAAGAACAGGAGGGGAATCCGTTCTTAGAAGAGGAAGGCGACACTGAGGCCGCCTTCCCCGAATAATCAAAAAGGAATCGAATCGTCGACTTCGCTAGGCTGCGGCTGATAAGTGCTAGCCTTAGGCTGTGCAGGCGACGGCTGCTGCTGGTTATCCTGCCTTGGCTCGTAGAGCGACACGATAATGTTCTCACGCCCATCGTTGCCGCCGACGCCAGCTGGATTAAACGTGCGGTCGAGCAGGATGTACGGGCCGTTCTGACCCTCCATCATAACGCCGATGTTCTTGAACCGGCCCTTGGGCTGACCTTGCCCATCTGTGTATTCGCCGGTCTTGACGACGAGATCATAAAGCTTTTTATTCATTTACTTTATCCTTAGTTAAACAGGTCTTTGAGTGGCTTGATAGCGCGAGGCGCAAGCATCTCCGCCTCAGCAATCAGATCGATGTGCATGTCCTGCCATGCTTCACGATCATCGGGGGGCAGCGGTGATACCGCTTCATAGGCGGCATACGCCCATGTGTCCCAGTCTGTGATGCCATCGGCATCGACAACGGGGTGCAGCATAGTCACCTCAGGATCTGGCTCAGGAGCCGCTACAGGGGCACGTTCAGACTTCTTAGCCACCTTCTGCTCTAAGCCTGCGATCTGACGCTGTGCGCGCTCTGTGGTGGGCTCAGGCACTGGCTGTGTGATGTCGCTCACGAAACCTGAGAAGCCGTCTGCATCGACGATACCGTCAGCTTCGTTGTCAGCCTGCACTGCACGCTGCGCCTCGGTCGATAGCGGCATGTACTTGCTGGCCCGACGCACCACAGTCTTGCGCCACATCTCAGCCTCGTCAGTCTTCCAAGGGCCGACGACGTTACCGTCCTTGGTCTTGGCAGAAGAGCGATCACGGACGGCAAGAATCTCATCCTTGTTCATGATCTCGAACTGGGTCTCGCCGTTCTTCAGCTTCCACACACAGTACGCGCCGACCATGCCGCCACGATCAGACAGGCCGTGCTTGTGGGTGATGCGTGGTTCGATACCTTCTTCGACCTCGAACACGTCATTGGCGTACACCAGACGGCTTTCGATCTTCAAGACTTCGCCTGCTTGCAAGGCAAGCTTCATCAATCCCTTATAGCGGGGGCGGAACTGCGCCTCGCTGCTCCTAGTTTTGCCATTCCAGACCTTCAGGATGTCAGCTTCAGCCATGCTCTTGTTAAGCGACAAGCCGAGCTCAGCGGCGCTCAGGCACGCCTTGAGCAGGGAGCCTCGGTCACATTCAAGCAGTTCCATGTTGTCAGCAACAGCGGCTACAACAATCGCTTGGAACTTATCTACAGACATGGTGTTAGGCAGCAGCTTACGGAGATGATCTTCGCGAGCACTCAACTCCTGCTTAAACCGCTGCATCGGCTTAACCGGCGCAACTGCGTCACTTGTTTCCATTCTTAATTTCCTCTTCTAAATCTTCAATCATCAGTTCAATAGCGCGCTCGACTGCGGAACGCAGGCTTGGCTTTAATGGGTGGCGGGCGGCAACACTGCGCATCCTCGCCAGCAACTCGCGGTTCAACCGCATCATGACAACATCTTTCATCAACTGATACTCACCCTTGTGTAACCCGAACGCTTTCCAGTGTAGGTTCCGACCATATCGGGCGTGATGATCTTACCGGGGTTGTCTTCAATTACACTGACAGACAGCTTATAGTCGCCGCACTTAGCGATAGCTTTATCTTTCGACGTGTTCATCGTCTCTAGCTTGGCGCGCACCTTGATGAGCAGCTCACCCTTGGCCTCGTCCGCGCGCTGGGCAGCTTTTTTCTCATCCTCCTTGGCAGCCTTATACTTTTGGAATAGCAGCGCATCAGCCGAGTCTAGCTCGATCTCACTCATTGGCAGTGTGCCCATGAGCTTGGTTAGAGCGTCCATGTCCTTCTCAAAATCAATCGGTGGCTCCTCACCTTCATGGATAGAACTCCAGAACGTGGAAATCTCCGACTTGATCCCATCAATAATGTTCTCATTGCGCGGGATCTTCATGCGGCGAGGCTCATCATTAATCAGAGCGACCAACCAAGCATGATCAGATGTCGTAAAGGCCAGCTGGTGCTGCACTTGAAGGAGATAACTCTCCGGTGCTTCAAGGATTTCGTCACCCGAATAGTGCCATCCATGCCCACGAGCGGACCACTTGATTTCCATCGGAGCCCCATCAACGGTGATGTAATCGAAGGATGCGCCCATGCCGGGGCAGTCATCGACTGTGTAATATTCGTTGACCTTCGATATATCCATCGCCCACCGATGCGCTGCCCAATTAGCGATGCCGCTTTCAAGGAACGTGCCGGCTTGGACAGCTTTGTTATCAGACAGATCTTCAGGCGAAATCTTGCCCGCCTTCTCCATCCACAACTGCCAGCGGCTAGTGAATGGGGAAAGCCCGAACAATGCAGCTACGTCGCTGCCGCCAATGTGTTTCGCGCGCAACTCATGCCAGTGCGCTTCTCCCATAACGGGAATGATAGCCATGTTGTATGCCTCCGGTCTTTATGTTGTATTCTTAATGTATACGCTTATGGTTCAATGTCAAGCCCGCGATAAACATCCTCAAGGGATCGGGCCAAAACATACAGGCCGCCGCGTTTTTCCCACGCATTCTGCCATGCGACTTGAGCGATGCCCTGCTTACCGCTGCCTGTCTTCACCTCGATGGCGAAGGCTCGGCCCGGTGACATAACCCCTAACAGATCGGGCGTTCCCTCTGGCGCTGACTGAATGACACGCGGGCCACCATCAAGCGGGCGGAACTTCCCCACGTTAATGCGAAAGAGCATGATGTCATCCCGCTGCCCAAGGGCAAGCCTGATCTCCTGCTGAATAACCGCCTCTTTCATTGCATTGTCTCCCCCGGAATCTTCTCCATGCAGTCGTCAATGAAGCGAACCGCCAAGTGAGCCGCGCTTCTGCCGATGAGTGCGTTGAACTCCTCGCCGTCCTCGCGCCGCTCCAGCTCCCACTCCCGCATCACGGCGCTAATTGCATTAACCACCCGCTTGACAAGCTCAGTGGGGATTGCAACCTCTACGAACTCGTCGCCATCCCAATCGTCGCGTTCCATATCTTCGACCTTTCCTCAACTGTCAGACCATTGGTCGTGACGCCTCCGTTGGCAGACCGTATCTTCGCGAGACGGGCTGACTCCTGACCGCAGATTACATTAAACGCCCACTTGTCAGGATGCGAGTAACCCCTGTTTCTTCCGATATTTCTTAAAATAGTAAAGCGCCTGCTTAGATCTGATACGGCTGCCGCCTGCTTTGCGTCCTCAGCCCGGCTGATCTGTACTAGCTCACCCTCCACCTGCTGCACCTTGCGGGACTTCAACTGATAGACATGGCCACACTTCGGGCAGGCCGGGGATGGGCGGTGCATAGCAAAACATGCAGGGCAGCTTCGGACAGACGGAACGGACTCGTCACTCTGCTTCTTCCGCGCCCTTTCGGATGTGAGCACCCACTCTCGATGTTCATCAATGAAGCCGTGCATCTTCGTATTACCGGCATGGTCAAGAACGATTGTCTTGTGCTTACCGGGAGATGTCCTGATGGCCCTGCCCACCTGCTGCAAATACATCGACAAGCTCTTCGTCGGCCTGAGTAAGATGGCAACTTCGATGGCGGGAAGGTCGAAGCCCTCGCTGATCAAGTCGCAGCTCGTCAGAATCTGGATCTCGCCGGCCTCGAATTTCGCAAGGATGCCGTCGCGCTCTTTATCGTCCATGCCCCCATCGACATGACTTGCATGATAGCCCGCGTTACGAAAGTCCTCAGCGACATCCTTAGCGTGTTTGATACTGACGCAGAAGGCCACAGCTCTGCGACCGGGAGCAAGCTTAGTGTAGTGAGCGACGGCGCTGCCAGTGATCGACGGCTTATCCATCGTCTCTTCTAAGTCCTTTGTAACGTAGTCACCCATTCTGGTGCGCGTGCTCGTCAAGTCGGGTTTGCTTGGCGCATAGACTTCGGCAGGTGATAAAAACCCCTGCTCGGTCAACTCAGCGACCGTGGGGCCAATGACCATATCATCAAACAAAAGGCCCAGCCCCTTACCGTCAAGGCGCTCAGGCGTGGCCGTAACCCCTAGTACGCGGGCATTGGGAAACGCATTAACCACCTTGCCCCATGTTGAGTCCGGCGTGAAGTGATGCGCCTCATCCCCGATGATCAGGTCGGGTTCTGGAAATCTTTTTAACCTACGCGCCAACGTGAACACAGATGCAACGACGACATTCGCGCGCGGCACTCCCATTGTTCCCGCTACGAGAATGGCGTGACGAACCCCCACGTTCTTCAGCGCCTTACTGATCTGCGTGAGAAGTTCGCGCCTGTGCGCGATAATGACGACGCGCTTATCGTTGCGCGCCATGCCTGCGGCTATATAGCTGAAGGCTAGCGTCTTGCCGCTGCCGGTAGGACTCACCAATAGCGTGCGTTTATTCCCTTGCCTGAAGCTATCTCGGACAGCCTCAATAGCGCGCTCTTGATAATCTCTAAGCTGCACCATGTGCCATCACTTCCACTTTCTTTTACGCAGCTCACGGTCAAGGATTCCTTCAGCTTCTGACGGATTGATGCCATATGCCCTGATCAGCTCTATTGCCTGAGCCTTCTTCAGCCTGTCATCCGTCCATTGGCTGACCATGATCTCCGCCATCTGGACGTTCTGGCTTGGCATGTTCTTAAACTTACGATTTGCCATTGTCTTCTCCCTTGTCATGAATGGGCCATTGGGCGATTGGCAAATAGATCGCCCTGCTAACCTCCCCACCAAAGCGTAAGCTCTTCTCACTTTTCCTACAGGACGGATTGCGCTGTAAAACCTTTTGCCAGCCGTGCGCGTAAACAGATGTTTGCATCAATTTATTCAATGGCATCACGTTGGTAGCTACCCAGATGCCGAGATTTCCATCTTCAATTTTCAACCCATAACGCCCCAAAGTCGCGGCAGCCTTTGCCGGTGTTATATCGGCATCGTAGTAAGGATTGATCAACTCATGAATGATCTCGCCAATAGCGCGATCCTGCGTGCCGTTGCGAGTCTCTACCCTGATCATGCTACCACAAATGTGATGGAGTAAGGCGATGTCTTCACGCACAGATTGTACGGACGTGAAGTCGGACCAGTCATACGCATCCAGATATTTCTCGCACGCCCTGCGGCTAATGAGCAAACGTGAACTTAAGGAATATGCTCCGGCCAACAAGGTTCCGAGCTGATCACCAATGCGTCGGTTCGCCATTGATGTTGCGATAACCTCTTTGAAAGTCTCGATGTTTTTTCTCAATGTCCAAATGTTATTGAGCTGCCGAGCCAAAAGACGTTGTGGCATGTCGCGCGGGATTTCGAATGTGAGTTGCTGTAGCTTTTTGAACTGGGCCTCGTTCTTCTTCATCTCCTCTAAGTTATACGCCTCATTTGGCAGTAAGGTAACAACGGCTGTGCGCGTGAGGTCGGCGGCCTCGGTCAAACCGACACCGATGGACGCCAGCAAAAACGATGATCGCACAGAGAAAGAACGGCTCTCGTGATTAGCGCTCCCTTTTAAGATTAATCCGCGTGTGTCTGATGATGACTGACGCATTAGCTGGATGATGGCATGACGACGGTCGGCATCGGCCTTGTCGTCCTCGACCTCATCAAAGACAATGGGCCGCGCGTCATTACCAATTGCTTGTCTTAAACCAGCTTCGGTCGTCGCCCCGATGGGGTATAGCGCAATATGCCCGAATAACGATCCGACCAGTTTATCCACCACAAATGATTTACCAGAGCCTTGGTTGCCCGTGACCCAGCAGTGCGTCCGCCAAGGCAGCCCTCCACCGATAGGGGCTGTCGCTACAAACCCGGCCAACAAGTCAGCATGAACGGGGGATTGCCAGCGCAACATCTTTATTATTTCGCGTATGTGCAATCCCTCCTCATCTGTGGCCGGCGTAATATAATCTACGCCATCGCCTTCGTCTGCGATGATCGGGCGCGTGGCGCGATATATCCAGCGGGACCGAATGCGGGAGCATGGTATTTCACGGACATCTTTATCGGGGCGTCCAAGATAGAGCGTGTTACCCGCATGAAGAACAACCCGTTCCTTGCCGTGCATATCCTTATCAATCCACACGCCACGACCGCGCTCCATATCGGGGTTGTAAACGCCAGCCGCAAAACACTTGTCCATGACATCAGCGCCTGCCTTCAACCAAAAAGCCTTGCCTGACGCGGGGTCTACTTGATCTCTCCAATAGTACTCGTCGTTCACGATCTCTCGCAGTGATGTTTCGGTCATGAGCTTGGCCGCTGTGTATTCGTTAATCTGCTTGGCGCTCTCCGGCATGACGAAATAGATCTGGTTGTCGTAACCCAATGGCCGATAGCGTCTGGTGACGGACATGTCAGGATCGTCTCCTTCGATGTCCATTGCAATCGATGCGGCCTGAGCCAATGGGGGTGCGTCCTCAAGCACAACGGCGTCACGCAATCCAATGCGAAGCATCTGGTTAATCATGGATGTCGTGACCTTGGGCGGCAACTGATCCGCTAGATCCCAACCTTCAGGGAATGATGGTGGAACGCCAACCATATATGACGGTACGCCATAGGACGATAGATACTTACGAATCGCGTCCCCTACTTCGATTCCGGGCTTGTCATTGTCTGGCCAGATCACACATGTGTGACCCTTCAGCGCGGACCAATCGGTTTTCTCAGCGGCATTCGCGCCCCCTTGCCATGTGGTCACGACCCAGCCTTCAGGAACGAAACCCTGCGCCGCATTGGCTGCCTTCTCTCCCTCGACAATGAGCACGGGGGCGATAGGTGACGCCGCCAGCATGTCGCTGTTATAGAGTGGGCGATTATCGCCGAACCCAGATGTGATGAAGCTCTTTCCATTCCACACAATCGGGCGGATTTCTTTGCGCTTACCCTCTGGGTTCCACCGCGCAACAGCCCCGAATGCAGAGCCGTCACTCATCCGATAGATCCACAGTGCGGCGGGCTCTCCTCCCATTGCGTCCATTAACTTCTTCGGAACCACGACAGGCTCCGGCATGGGTGTGACGATAGGGTCCACCTTCGTCACGTCGATTGCCTCGACGTTCGTCAAGTCAACCTTAAGCATGGTCCAACCCAAGCATCTCGGCAAAACCTTTCACTGTGTCGGCGATTGTCCCGCCAAATAATTTCATTGAAAGATCGAGCATGTCACCCTGCTCGCCAGTGGTGAACTCCTTCCACCTGCCGGTGCTCATAGACACACCGAGCGATGGGCTTCTGTCCTCACGCCACGGGGTGCAGGCTAACCACCACCCGCCCTGACGCTTGCCTTTGGGGAGCCAACGGCGGCACAGCGCTTCATAATGAGAAGGGCCAAGTCGATCTTTGATGTCCTGAATAGAGTGGGACCGGGAGTGTGACGGCTTGGAAGGGCGCGGAAAGGTGTCGCGGCTGCTCGAAGCTCCGTGGTTTTTAGGCGCGCCTTGGACATTCCCACGGTTCCCGGTCATGTCTTTCTACCTTTGCAGGAAGAAGGGGTCAAATAAATTAGTGTCATGCTTATCCTTTCAAGCCCAGCCGTCACAGCGGGGAGTCGATCATGGGGTAACTGGTAGCCCTATGTCAACGGGTGGAAAAAATTTATCTTGCTTTGGTGATGTTTTTTGCCAGCTTAGCTGGGTCGCTTCTGTTTACAACAACCCCAATGCGGAGAGACGTGCATTTATCAAATTAACCGCGTCTTCTCTAGCCATCTCATATCCGATGCACCTTGGGTCTGTGCAGCTTTCGTCATCGAAGTCGATAAGCATGTCCTCGATTTCTGCGCGAATACTGATCAGCGCATTACCCATCTCCACAGTCTCAGCTTTTTGCAATTTGCAATCGGGACAGATGGCAGCCTTATTCTTAATATCGCTAATAAAGCTACGCCCATAAATACAATAGCACTGCCCATCGGATAATAGGGGTGGCGTCCAAAATGCAACTACGCCATTGCCGATATTGGACCGCTCAACGATGCGTGCCAGCTCGGCTGCTACGTCCTTATTGCTAGATGAGTCATTCATCATCACAACATATCCATTCGTTATTACCATGTCAGAGTCGCTCACGATCTTTCTCCATATTATTTGCCAGCCTCACCCTATGATGTGGAGCCAGCCGCGCGGCGAACGCGGGCTTCTAGGAAAGGCTCCATCCTCTA